ACCCTTGACTGCGTATGGTATGACCTCTGCTACACTCTGCGCTATGAGTCCTGCGCTATGACCTGTGCCGTGACCTTCCTTCCAATCCCACTCGCAAGGCTTTAACTTGTAGAGGAGTGAGGAGTCTATGTCGGTAATGTTGTCCTTCCAACGAAGGTCAGAGCCTGCGGTGATTTCGCCTGTGGCTACTATGTTGCCTCTTGCCGTTAAGTTCGAGCAAGACCACGCAGTAGAGGTGTTGTTGCAGTTGCCAGAGTGGTAGAAGGTCTTCCACGATGACCAAGTACCTCCATTTTGTGCTCGCCATTGGGGAGATTCAGTAGCGGCAGTAGGAATACTCATTTGACTTTCCCAAGAGCTATTGTCCCAAGACATATGCAGAATATGACCATCACTGTCGGGCTTACCTTCAGTCATAGATGATGTAGCAAGATAATAATGCAAACCACCATCTGCCCAATTAAGATTAGCAGAGGTGCGTCTTGTGAAGTATGAATAATGATCCGGGTCTCGCAATACATCAGCATAGTTGGCACGGGCGACTTTTTGACTCCCGATATTGCTCGTTGTGATAGCCGTAGCCGATGGCTGATATGTCGCTGCCGCAGCCGAGGTGGTGAGATACCCTACGCTTGCGTGATTGCCCCAACCATACGCAGTGTTTCCGTTGGCTATGTAGGTTTGGTAAGTAGAGTTAATAGCCACCGCATTGTTGCTGATTGAAATGCCTGTTCCTGCGGAGTAGGTAGTGTCAGTCCACGGAACATTGACATAGGCTTTCTCGCTTGAAAGTTGCACCGCATAGTTGCGATTGGCGGCAGAGGTCGAAAAGCCGAGTTGCACTCCGCCCCTTGTGCCATTGGCAGCGAGAGGAAGGGTGTAACTATAAGTGCAGGAGATTTGCTTTTCTGCGCTTATGGATATGTTTGTTCCTGCCGTATATTCGATTGCAGAAAGAACGCCCTGCCCCGTGATTAAAAGACCTCTGCCGACCTTTACCCCACCCAAAACCGATGCAGATGCAATAGGGAGAGTGTAGATTGTGTCAGTCGCTGAAAGAACTCCATTTGAGTCAATAGAGAGGTTAGTTCCGACCTTAACGCCACCGAGGACATTAGATGCAGCCTTCGGCAAGGTATAACTATATGTACAAGCAATTACGCCATTGGTAATGCTGATATTCGTTCCTGCCGTGTAGGTAGTGTCAGTCGCAGAAAGTTCGCCACCTGCCGAGATTGAAAGGTTTGAGCCAAGAGTGATTGCTCCTGTCTTGCCGCCTATGCTGCCAACATAAGAGGTCGGTATCGTAAGGCTGACCGCACCTGTTTGGGCAGAGCCGCCATTGACGGAGATAGAAGTAACGCCTGTTGCAGGGGCAGGACTTGCGTACCATTTCGAGCCGTTGAATGTTAGCATATCGCCACTCACTGCGGCAGAACTATCCGCCCTTCCGACCTTATCCTCACCACTCGCTTTCAATACATCTGCTAAAGCATACAAAGCACCGCCACCTTCGCCACCGCCAGAGCCACTGCCGCCAGCGGTGATTTCGCCATACGACCAGAAACTCCTGGCGTTGTTGTTCTCGTCTTTGGTCAGGTAGATGTTGCCGTCAGTATCTTGCTCAAACCAAGATGCGAGATTTGCGAGCTTGGTTGCAAGAGAGGAGCCAGCAACTTGGGTGAGAGTGACGGAGTGAGGGTTTGAGGTATTACCCGTATGCGAAGATAAAGTAGAGGCACTCGCCACATCCTCAATGTTTATGGTCGCATTGTCATCGTTTGGGGTAAAAGTGCCTTGAGATACTCCATTTTTCTCTATCGTGAGAGTGTATATCGTCTGGTGTGTTTGTAATGCACTATCCGCTTTATTAAGGGAGTTCTGCACCGCACTCGCCAATTTCGCTTTTGTAACTTGATTGTTATAAATTTTGGCGGTAGTTATCGCATCATCGGCAATATCTTCAGTATCAATTCCACCCTCTGGCTTGACTTGACTCCAAGTTACGCTATGAGGGTTGTCGGTTGCAGAGATATGGTCATCGTAAGACTCCACTTTCGTTGCAGTAATGCCAGAGTTGAGTGCCGCTTGTTGAGCCGGAGTCAAATCGGTAGATGTACTGCCACCCCCAACTGATTTTGTCGCTATGCTCTGCACTTCGGCTTTCTGCACCTCGTTGAGAGGAGTTCCACCGATAAGGGTGTTCTTGTTGATGACAGTAGTTCCACTAGCCTTGCCAATCATCTTCGTTAGATTCTGGTAGAAGGAAACCCTCTTTTCATCTCTCAATGTAACCTTGTATTCGGGAATAGTATGATTTTCATCTATGGTTATGGAGTCAATCAAAACAAACTCCGTATTGGCGAAAGATTGCTGACCGATAACGCTTGTGGTGTCAATTATGTCAGTATCCTTCACCCGAAGATATTTGCCCTCGATAAGAGAGATGCTGCTTTCGGTAATCTTCTTGGCATCAATCTCGGGATCGTAAGCCACTTGCCGTTTGCTATGCTCCGCAAGGTATTTGTCAGCTTCAGTAAGAAGTTTCTGCTCTGCCCTATACACATAAAGGTTAGGCATACGCAGTTCGGTAAGTACGAATCTGTCACCTTCCTCTATCGGATAATTGGTGTTCGGGAACAGGGTGCCTATGGAGTCATCATTATACCTTTCAGCCGTGAGTAGCCACCTATCAGTAGCAGACTCGTACTCAACCGCAGTAACGGTCATCTCCCTTCCGGCACACATACCCGATTTGAAGTTAATCTTGCACTTGCCGCTGAAATCGGAACTCTGGAACTTGTTGATGTCAAAACCTATCTGCTTGAGATAGACATTGAATTTGCTTTCAAGATTCCAAGTGTTTTTCCTTTCGATAGAACTGTCGGATGTAGTGGATATAAGAGAATAATCTTCCTGCCCCTCGTTCTTTTTTATGTTTGCATTAACCCTTATATCCACAGTCACATCACTCTCCATCTGAAGATTGACGGAACACGCATCCGTTATGTTTGAGTATGTTATCGCAGGAGTGGCGAGAACAAGAGTTGCCGGTAGGTAATGCTCTATCGTTTCATATCTGTAACTTTCACCAGAAGGAACTTTGTAGGTATAGGTTATTACAAGCTCCGGCTCCCTATTAGTATAGAGTGTCGCTTGGTTGTTGGTCACTACGGACTCGCTGCCGATTGACACCTTGAAATTGATGTTTCCTTTAGGGATATTGCTATATACCTTTCGGTGGACTATCGGATAACCTTCCTCTCCAGGAGTCTGGTAGTATGTTTCGCTTATTATCGCATCGGTGGATTCCTCACTTCTTGCCTTACTTCCGTCACTCGTTCTTCCGTCATCGGTTATCACCACATCGTCTGCCACCTCGTCAAGCCTTTCACTTGTGGTCGGGTAAAGAGTGGCGTCCGGTGAATAGTAGTCAGTCCTTTCGGCAGAAGGCATATCAAGAATCGCAGCTCGCAACTCCCCTACCGTCATTCCCTCTATCGAAGGATAAATCTCATCATACTCGCTGTCGCTTCCGTCAAAGTAGAACACTCTCGGAAGGAGTCCGTATGCCGCCAAAGCAGCGCTATTGGTAAGGAAAGCCTTTCTCGCATCGTAGAGGCCGGATGTCTTGCCCCAAATGTCAGTAGTTACACCGCCAGAAGTTCTTGTTCGTGGCAGCATAAGGTTGGGGATATACACCGATTGTGCGTTGTAGATAGCCGGAGAAAGATTATTGTAGTATCTTGACGGCATATTGCGAGTTGATCCAAACGCATAGAGCCTTGTGACCATTTCCTCTTTAGTGCTTGCAGCCTTCTCTACCGCACGGAGTCCGTTGCCTATGCCGTACATAAACTCGGGTGACACATTTCCGTTGAGGTCAATCTCGTTAGGTCTGCCTACGGTGATTACATTCTTACCCGTTGTAGAGTTGAAAGTATGTATCCAGCCTATTCCTTTCCAAAGGGAGTATATCTGGTCAAGAGCATCAAGGCAAGAGCCGTTGCTTACCGAAAAATCCTTTGCCGTATGGAGTATCTCGGAAAGTTCTGCCGATGGATTCGCAAGCACTTGAATAGTCCACGAATTAGGGAATTGGTCATCCATATTCGCTTGCAACCTTGACACTATGCCGTACACATCCTCCGTTGTCGTAACATCGGCATTGGTGGAGAAAGGTATCATATTATCGGCTGAAACAAGGTCACGGAAACGAGCCTGATTCAAATCTTCGGTGGCCGCCTTGAACTGCACATTGGAATAGACAAAAGCAGCACCATAAGTACCGCTTGTTGATTGTTTCTTGACTTGTGGAATGTTGCGAAGGGTATATCTCAACCCCGTGCGAGAGTAGTCCACATAGTCACCTACCGCCCAAGTAATCGGAGTGGCAGATGCAATCTCTCGGAACTCCAGGTATGACACCTTTCCGAACACTCCGTGATATGTCGGCTCACCCTGATATTTGAGGGTAAGACCATCGGAAGAATATATGCTGAATCTTGCCATACTATACAGTCACTATCTGGTTATTGCTATTAAGTTTCATAAAAGTCACGGGATCGTTCACCTTGAACTTTATCGTGAAAATGCACTTTGCGGTGTTTTTCCTCTCCTTGAACTCCTTTTCCTCATAACCGGCATATCTCACCTTCTGCCTTCCGAGAGCCGTATAGGAGTCATAAATCTTGAACTCGCCTTGCTTTATCGCATTGAAGAAAGTGGAGATGTTCCCCCTTATGTCTGCCGCAGCGGTCAAACCTGTCGCACGGATATAGAAGTCAACTGAAATTTCAAAGGACTCGAAGTACATAGTTGAGTTATACTCGTCACTACCAGATACATCGTGCCAATCATTTGAGTAAACTTCTTTTGGCGAAGGGAGTGCGGCATAAGGGTTGGTTTTAGCAATCAACCCCCAAGTCGCAAGCGTGTCAGAGGCTGTATTGTTATTGCCATACTGAATGTAGAATGGCTTGTAATTCACTAATGTAGGATTGCTAATTGCCATAGTGCAAATATATTAAAGTTACTACAATTTCGGTTTGATTTTATTGTACCAAAACTCTCAAGGAAGTGGCACCCGTTTCGCTTGTCATCATCGCTCTTATGTCGGCAAGCACCATAGCCGTATTTTGAGCCGTATTTGCGGTGTTAGCCTCTATTTGAGTGAGATATTCGGCAAGTGTAGGAGAGTTCGGCAAGAGTCCTAAAATAGCCATTATCGCTGCCTTGCTCTGGCTTACATCACTCCTTATTCCGTTGACATAAGATGCAAGCAGATTTGCCGTGTCCTCGGTTATGGTCTTGATGCCCGTTGCGAGGTTGTTGTCGCTCTCGGTGTCGGAAAGCCAGCCGTACTCTTGGAATTGCTGAAGAAGAATGTTCCAAAAATCGCTCAATCCTTCCAAACCCTCTTTCATTCCCTCCATTGTGCCTTTCAAAGCACCCGTCAATGCCACGATGTCACCTGACTCGTTGTAGGTGTCGAAGATATTGAAGATGTCATCCTTGAAGGTTGTAAGGACTTTCTCTATGATGAGGGATTGCAGTATGCTTTGTGCGAGAGTTTCGCCCATATTGGCAAATGCGTTTGTCAAGTCGCTTACCGCATCACCCGTCTGCTTGAAAGCCTCTATCATATTGTTGGATATGTCGGATGCGAGATTTGAGAAAAGGTCTGCTATTGCGTTCTTGTAGTCCTCAAGATATTGGAAATAAAGTTCGAGGTCTGGCGAGCTTATTCTTCCTTCCTCAAGGGCAGCTTGCACTTTGTCAATACTGATAAAAGATTTGGCGAGTTCGTAGTTTCCGGCTGCGAGTGCCTCTTGTGCCTTTAGGTAATCATCTAAACTATCAAAATAAGCATCACTACCAAAGAGTCTGCCCAATGAAGCCATACCGATTTTAGCATTATCAAGCACTCCGTTCACCGAGTTGAGAGCATCTTTTGTGGCACTAATTGCGTTGATTATGTTTTTGCCGAAAATAGTGTCATTTTCATCAATCATCATCTCATTCTTGATTTTCTTGACAGTTGCGAGATACTCTTTCATCGCCTTGTTCGCCTCTTCGTTTTCGGCAATCATATTGATGAAACCCTCTACTACCATAGCAACCAACTTGATTATCATTGTAATCCAATCGGCAGATTTCATAATGCCGTCTGCTATGCTCTCTCCATTTTCGGCTGCCTCTCCCAATCCCTCTGCGGCTTCAAATCCCTTCTTGGCGATACCCGCAACCAATTCGGCATTATCACCGAGAACTTTCTTCATCGCCTCGCTATATTCTTTAGATTCTTCCATACCGGAAGTAACTCCACCGAAAGACGATCCAAGTTCCTCTCCGGCCTTGCTCGTTGCTTTGGCTATCTCACCGAAAGTACCTGCCCAATCCTTCATAAGAGCATCATTGTCAAGGATGATAGATGCAACCTCGTTGAGAGTGTCAAGAACTTTACCTATGGATTTAAGCACCTCATTGTCGGTAACTTCTCCGAGGTTTGCCATAGCAGATGTAACTCTGCTTAAAGATGACAATGTAGTGTTTACCAGACCTACAATCAATTTCATCTTTTCTATCAAAGCATTGTCTATATCCCTACCTACAATTTCTCTGATATATTGTCCGAGTTTTTTAAGGCTAATGCCAGCCTTTTGTGCGGACTCTATCACCTCTCGTCCGAGAATGTTGTTGATATCCTGATTATAAATCCTCTGGAGTCCGTTAATAATTTCTTGTATCTGACCTATGGATTTATCACTCCAATCGGTAAGTGCGTTACCTGCACCAAATGCTTTCGTGTATTGGTCTTTGACAAATGCTTGTGCAAGGTCATTGACTTTTTCTTGAACTACCTTCTTGTTGTACTTGATTTCCTTTTCGGAGAGTTCGTTGAGGATTGACAACTGCATCTTCTTGTAGTCTTCCCAAGCCTTTTTCTTTTCAGCCTCCGTGCCGTTAATCTTCGCCTTGATATAGTCCTCTTGTTTGTCAATCTCCTTAACGAAATTGTCATAGGTTGTCTGGGAGAGATTGTTCTTCGTATTGAGGTCAACTATAAGTTTGCTTATGTCAAATGCGATGCCCTCACCCTTGAGGTTGAAGTCGGCATTAAGGAGTTTCTCTATTGATTGGCGGTACTTTTCTGCTGCGACATAGGCATCGTAGATTGCCTCCACATTCTTGCCAGCCACGCTATCACGGAGAGCCTGTGCGCCCTCTCTATTGTATTTGGCAAGTGCATCTGCGAGTTCCAAAAGCACTTCCTTGAATCTTTCGCCTTGTATTGTTTCCTTTTCGTCAGGGAAATAACTTGTGAGGATGTTTTTGATAGTGTCGCTATCCAGACCTTGCTCTTTGAACTTGGTGTACCACTTCATCAGTTCTTTGATGGTATTGATGCGAGCTGTGAGTTCATCTGGTGCGGATACTTTCTTATTGCTTTCCCTATATGGAGTTTTAGCCGATGCGAGTGGGGATTTTTCCGTAGCCTTGAAGATTGCATCAAGCATCTCCTTTTCTTTGGTCAAGGTTTCAAGTCTTGATGTTTCATAACTTGCGGTATCTTTTATCTGGTCACCAATCTCTGCATATCTCTTGCGGATATTCTCAAGGTATTCATCTTCGTTGGTGTATTCGTCAACCCATAAACCTTTAGACATCTCGGCTTTAGTGATACCGAATTTTGCAAGAGTGTTCTGGACTCTCTTTGCAAACTCGGTCAAAGGAATCTCTTGTTGATTATTCTGCTCTACACCATAAGCGACATCAAGTGCATCGGACAGGTCTTGCCTTGTTTTCTTTGCTTGTTCGGATGCGGATAACATATCCTTTCGCAGACCTTCAAAAACGGAATCCCTGAATTTGCTATACACAAGCTTTCCCGTCTGCGGATTCTGCCCAATAACATCTCTGACTTGACGGAAAAATGTTTGAGCCATACTTGTAACATCCTTGAGGGATTTCCTTCCGAATACCACATCGGCAATCTCTTGCTTAAGTCCTTTTGCAAGCGGAATGTCGGTCTTTTTGGCATATTCATCAAAAGCTTTGTTGAGTTTCTTTGTTACTTCCTCATACGCATCGGTATAGACTTCGGAAATACTCGTCAGTCCTTCCTCTAATGCTTGTTGCCTATTCTTGTTAACGATTGCCTCCGTAAGTTTCTCATAGATACCCGTAAGGTTTCCTACGGCAATAGCCTCTTTATCTATGTTTGAAAGATAAGTGCCGTAATTATTGAGCAAGTCCATACGAGCCTTATCGTATTCCTTCGTTCCTACGGTTGCCTTCTGGAGTTTTGAGAAAAGGAAATCAAGTTGGAGTGTTTCGTTTTGCACATTGGCATTGAAACTTCTTGTTGCATCATCAAGAATCTTTTGAGATTGTGCCAAATCATCAATCTTGTTTCTTGCTTGAATAGCGAAAGTGACAATCAATGCGATAGCAGATGCTATAAGTGCATAAGGGTTTGTCTTTGCGACAAGATTCATTATCTTTTGCGCCGCAGCCGTTTCTTTGATTGCCGCAGCCAAAGAAGTAAACGCAGAAACACTCTTACCGGCAGCAGCAGCGAGTTCCATTTGTGCGGATGTCGCATTAAGTATGTTAATGGCAATCATCGCAGTCTTATATGCACCAAAGACTACAATCAAATCCGTAATGACTCTACCTACCTTTTCATAGTTTTCAATCAAACTACGCAGTCCGTCAACAGTTGAGTTAAGCAGACCACCAGATGCCTCGCCCATCGCAGAAAGCATCATCTGCCAAGCATCAACCAAGTTGGAAATCTTACCAGAAAGAGTGTCTGCCAAAATCTCCTGCATCTTGTAGAACTTGCCACCCTCGGAGGTCATATCCTTAAAGACTTTCTCTACCATCTGGAAGGTGACTTGCCTTGTGGCGATTCGGTCAAACACTTCGCTTGCACTTACGGCTCTGCCCTCAAGTTCCTCAATCTGCTTTGCAAGTTCGGTAAGGATCGGCACTCCGGCCTCGGTAAGTTGTCGCACTTCCTGTCCACGAAGGAAGGATGCTGACCTAATCTGACCATAAGCCAGCACAAGTCTGTCCATACCGACACCGAGTCCGGCTGAAACATCGGCAAGCATCTTTGTGGTATCATACAATTCCTGCATCGGTATGGAGTATGCCGAAAGCATTTTGGTGTATGTAATCAACTCTTTGAAATTGAAAGGAGATACAACTGCGAGAGCCTTGACTTGCTCGAAGATTTTGTTGGCACCTGGAGCATCATTCAAGATTGCTTGAAGTGAAACTCTCTGCTTTTCAAACTCTGCCGATACTCTTACAAGTTCCGTGACGAATCTCCTTGCAGTATCTACTGAAAAATAGGTCAATGCAAGACCGCTTACTTGCTGCCATAATCTTGAACTTTGGGCAAGCGTTGCGTGATTTTCCTTTTGAGATTCATTTAATCTTGTTTGATTTTTGGCAGCCTCGCTTGCATTTCTACTCATCTCCTTGTAATGATTAGCCATCGCTTTAAGCTCATCACTTTTAGAGGTAAGGCTTTGGATATACTCCCTAAACTCTCCTTTTGCCTGTTGTTTGGTAAGTTCAAGAATTTTAACTTGGTCTTTCTTCTGCTCTTTTACAAGATTGTTGATTTTTTTCTGGTTTGTAACATTTTCCGATGATACACCGCTATTCTTTGCCTTTAATTCAAGCAGCTTTGATATTTCGGTGTTCAGTTGCTGCGCTTGTGCCTTGACATCCGCTATCGTCTTGTCAAATTCATCGTGCTTGATGATAAGTTTGAAATCCAGTTCTTCGAGAGTTGCCATAATCAATTAGTTTTATTCTTCATCTGCCGTTCCGTCAAATACATCTTCGACAGTATATTGTTCTTGTTCTTTTGCTTTCTTTTTTCGTTCTGCCGCCTCTATCGTCAATCTTGTAGCCTCGTCAATGTCATCTTGCTTTACTCCACCTTTGGAAGTGTTATACAAGGTGTGAGGAAGGTCTGCTTGCATCAATTCAATCTGCGGCAAGGTTAGCCTACACCTATACCCCCAAGACCGAAAACCCCATTTCCATTTTCCGTATTCTGGGAATTTTTCGACAAAAGCACACTCACACCCGAAAGAAGTTCTGCTCGGTATTGCTCTGCTTCCTTTTTCGTCATCTTCACCCAATCCATCCTCATATCCACCGAGAATGCCATATTTTGCCAATGTGCCATAAGCGGAAGTTTTTTTTTACCTTCTTGGATGATTGGCAGCATCTGCGACTCCTTGTATTCACGGATAAATGCCCATATTCTCCATTTTATAGGGTAATAGAACTTCAATCCCCATACATTGTTGATTGAGAGTATTGCCGCTTGCTTGATGTTGAAATAAGGCTCTTTACACATACTCTTGAGTGTTGACGCACTATCTTGAGGTACTTGGTCTATATCTCTTTCTACCCATAGTCTGGTAAGCCTTTCTATGGTGTAAGGTTTCATCCCTCGCAGGAGAACATATCGGTTTGTGCCAGGAATATGCACCCTTGTCGGAATGTCGTTTATCAGTTCATTCGCCTCTATCCTGCCCTCTTTTGTCACTTGTTCATTCATTGTTGTTGTGTGTTAAGTTAAAAGAAAGGGTGGCGGCTTTATCTCCACCACCCCGTCAGAATGTCCGAAAAATTCCTTATGCAGAAATCTTCTCGCAGATTGCCCAGTCACCCTGTGCGCCTGTGCTTTCGGTGTTGGAGAGAATAGTACCTGTAACTTTGAGGTATGCAGGGTTGGTATTGTCATCCATTGAAACACCTACGATGAGTTTTACTCTTGCGAAAGCCAGACCGAGGTTGGTTGCCTTGTTCTCTACGAGCATAGTTGCGTAAACCTCTTTAGGCTCTGCGAAGTATGACTCTGCGGTATAAGTAGTGCCGCCCTGACCGACAACTGGATTGGAGCTTGTTACTGATACGCCTGTGTTGAAGAAGATTTTGCAATACTCTGCAACAACAGCCGGAATGTTACCGGTGAAAGTCCATTCGCCCTTCTCTGCGGTTGTGTCGATAACTTCTTCCATCTGGTCAATCTTGATTTCAGTTACGGTTGGATCAGCCTGTGAAATCTGGAAAGAGTCCTTGATGGTGAAGATTTCGTCGGCACCGTTGAAAGAGAGGTCTGCCCAAGTTACACCGTTAGCGGAGTCGTAAGGCATAAGTGAAAGGTGGCTCTGTCCTTTGAAAAGAGTTGCAAGGAGGCTCTTTGTCCAAGTCTTGCTTGAGCCAGTGAAAAATCTAACTGCTTGTGCTGCCATAGTTCTTATGATTTAATTGTTATTTGATACTGAATTATGCGTGCATGAAAACCGAAATCATCGGGTACATCCGGTAGTATAGTAGGATTCAAGTCAATGAGGTAATTGCCACTCTCTGCTGGCATAGCCGTTACGAGTTTGTTGAACATCACTTGCAGTTTCGCACCATTTTTCTCATTCTTCACATCCCTTGAAAAGAGGTCAACTGAAACGAATGTTTGAGCATAGGCTTCTTTGTCCTCAAGGTTATCGGTAACACTCACAACAACAAAGTCATCGTGAGGTACGGCTGCTTTAGGGCGATTGGTATAGACATTTGCAGATACCGCAGCGGTCTTTACAATGCCTTTTATCGCAGTCTCCAATGCCGATATGTCAAAGTTTGTGTTCATTCTATAATGGCTTAAAATACTTGTTGAAGTTCTGGTGTTTCAAATCACCTATTGTATCTCTCATTACAAACGCTTCGTATTTGATAGAAAAGTAGTTTTCAGGAAGCATCCCTGCGAGAACTATCCCCACCCAACCGGTGGAAGAACATCTGCTGCGTACCTTATCGAGAGCCTCATTTGCATTACTCGTAGCCTCTACGCCAAGACTGATGACCTTGCGGTTAATCTCCGTTCCGTTATGGATAAGAATCCAACCGTAAGAGTCGCCCGTTTTAAGGTGTCTCTGGTGAGTAGCATCGTGATTGAGAAGGCAGAAAGCGGCTCCGTCATCAAGCAATCCCTCCAAACCTCTGCGGATGGACTCATTGACATTACTGACGGACTTTTTGAACGCCATATCAATCTTCTTGCTATTTGCATCTGCGTATCCCATTAGTTCTTTATTTCATCAAACCAGATATTCGATCCCCAGTTGTAAGTCATCTTCTTGACTACTTTTCCCTTATATGTCCTCTGGTAGTCCGTTATCTCAATTATGTCACCATAGAAAAGTTCCGTGGTGAACATAGGACAAGCGATTTTGTAATCCGCAATCACTACATCCTTTGAGTCGCTCGTATTCCTGCTTGAGTCACGATAACCGAAAGACAGGTTATCAGCCGAAGTGGTGATAAGTTGCCCCTGGCTATCGAAAGTCGGGTCTCCGTCAAGAGTGGTCACGACACTCAAACTCAAGGTAGTGTAGATTGGGTCTCTATTGGCATCGTAAATGATGTCACCGGAGGAATCAACCGATGCTCTCTTGATAGAAAACGAGTGTGGAAACCGAGGATTATACATATCAATACAAAGTTTTGCTTGTAATGACTCCTACTGCGGTGGTCAAAGGCTGTTCGCTCCATTTGTCATATAGTGCTTGAGCCATAGCACGGAAAGCACCACGGTCAACTACATTCTTGTTGGAGTGCTGCCTTTGCCAGCCGCCATCGGATTCGTATTCTCCCGATGTTGATGTGGAAGATGTGGCAAGGAACATATAGATGTCAGCCAGACAAAGTTCCCTCTGCTTGAGAGTAGTATTCTCAACGAGAGTATTTGCCGCTACGCTCCTGTCAAAGAGAATGGATGCCATAGTCTTTTCGGAGAGTTCGTAATCTACTTTACCTTGTAAGTATTGTTCTATTGTCATAATCTTCCACTTCTAATCGGTTAAACATACACTTGTGTCATTAGTTGTTGCAAGGGTACAGGTACCACATCAGCTTCGGCATATTAGGAACTACGAGAGAGGTCATCTCTGAATTGTAAGAGAGGCACTTCTTTACATAGTCCTTACCTACTGTGATAGCGAGCTTGCGACCATAACCGAAGGCATAGTCACCACCTTCGAGAAGGATAGGCTCAACAGTGAGGATTTCACCGATATTTCCGTCTGGTACGAATACAACAACATTACTTGCGAAAGTGTCGAAAGAAGAATAGTCCAACTTGTTGGTTGAGGTATTCCACTTTTCAACTCTTGCCTTACCGTCTCTTGCAACGATAGGTGCGCCAATGATTCTGCCGAGAGCCTCTCTACGAGCATCGTATGAAAGGTTGTTGACAGCTGCCGAGCCTACGGTTGCCTCTGCGATTGGATAAAGGCTTGCTGCGATAGCGGTCTTAACCTTGCTATGGTCGAGTACGAGTTCAAGGAAAGACTCGTTCATCTCGAAGTGACCACGGGAAACACCTTTGTTCTTTGCGGTCTTAACCATAGAGCGGAGGTCAGCGATAGGGTTAGCATCACTACCTTCTGCGGAGTGTGCGGTTGAAGTCCACCATTTAGCGGTACTTGTGAGTGTAGTTTTGTTAGCCGCAGGAACATGGTTAGCAAAAGTTACATTCTGGATACCGTTAGGGTTGTTGGTGTTTGTGATTTCAAACTTACCGCAAGACACAACCTGGTCTCTCTGGTATGAGAGCGAGTTGGTGTGACGGCTTACGAGTCGCATAATGATTTCTGCTACTCCTACACCTGCTGCATTGATAATCTCTGCACGGTTGATGTCACGACGATACTCTTTGATTTTGAGCTTGCGAAGTTTGTCCTCGTTGTAGTATTCAACTGATTTCATACGAGGAATCTTGCCGGTAGCAAGAACATCTGGCTCAACTGCGTTTGGAATAGCCGGAGAGTCAAGGTCAACATAAGATGCCATAACATCAATGTTGAGTTCACGCTGAATCTGTGAATAAGTGAAGTCAGGGAGCAAGTCCTCATTGAAAGCGAAACCTGCTACATCAAGTCTGTTGTACTTGTTGAGGATTGCATCAACAAACTCCTGAAGTGAGTAACCGTTAAGGGCGATTGCCAACGGATCATAAAATTCAACTGGATATGTATTCATAATTTAGTCCTCCATTGTTTAGTATTCGACCTGTTTAACCTGTGGAATTGCAGTAGCAAGAACTGCCTTGAAATCACGACCTACTGTGCGGTCAATGAGCAGACCTTCTCCGTGGAAATCTACGACTGCACCGCTTGCTGATTTGTAGTCAACTGTTTCGTTGGCACCAGCCTTGTCAATGTAGATGTCATTGTAGAGGTAAGCGTTTGGAGCATAGTTGGTCTTGCCGCTTGCTGCTGCGGTTGTTGAAGTTGAGAATACGACATAGTCACCTGCTGAACAGTTGCCAGCCGCATAGGCATCGTTGAAAGTGAATACATACTGACCTTCAGTAGAGTCTGCTGCAACGGAAAGGAATTTACTTGAAACGCCTGTGCCTCCTTTTGTGAAAGCGGTTTCAGTTGCTACGCCAAGAATGTCATTGGCTGCTGGCATCATACCGAGTCCGAGGATGTCACCTTTGACTGTGATTGTCTTGTTGTCAGATGAGGCACTTACAATCTCCCAAGCGATGAAAGGTCTGATTGCACCTTTAGTGTACATAACCGGACATCCGGCAGGAATCAGATAACCTTCCTTGCAGAAAGCACTTGCAAGAACACCACCTACGGGGCGAGGTGAAACTACACCAAGCCATACTGGAATACCGCTAACTCCGTTAACGGTTTTCTGAACAAAAGCATTGAATGTTCCCATTTGTAAAAAATTTTGGTTAGTAAAATGTTATTCTTTGTCTTGGTCAAGTATGCCACTTCGCTGGAGTGATGAAACAACATCTTTGAATGGGTCTTTCTCGTTCATAGGAGTTACAGAGCCACCGAAAGGAGGTACGATTCCGTCACCATAGAAAGCCTTGTATTGAGCATCATACTCTTTTGACAATCTGTCCGAAAGTGTTTCAGCGGTGTCATCCTTTGCGATTTCGGGATTCTTGAGAACAAGATTGAGAATCGCATTGTGACCTCTGTTGCTTTCTTCAAGTTTGCGCCTCACATCACTCATCATCGTTGCTCTGCGCTCGCTTTCTTCCTTCTGTGCATACCTGGTTTTCATCTCCTCGAAGTCTGCCATAAACTTTGCGAGCTGCGGATTGATTTCTGGTTTCTCCGGCTCTTTTTGCTCTGGCTCTTTAGGAGTTGAATCTGGATGAGACTTTTTATAGTCCTCAAGGTCACGCTCGGCTTTCACCCTTGCGTTGCGAAGTGAATCGCTTTCGCCCTGAATACTTTTAAGAAGTGCTACTACTCCATCCCCTTTGATTGAGGTTATGATGTCATTTTCATCCGTAATGGTTTTTTCAAGAAACGAGGCAACCCCATCAAAAGCCTTGTCACCTAACCCCAATTTTGAATACTCGGTTTTAAGTGCGTTTAAGATTTTTGTTTTCATTGTGTTAAAGAACTTGTTTTTAATCGTTGCAAGTTTAATGATTAGTTTTCAATAAACTACAATAATTATTGTACATTATTGCACTTTAATAATCATCTTTGTATCAATGAAAAGAGAAGATGATAGCATTTATTTAGACCCCGTATTCAATAGTGTGGGGCAGAAAGTCTATTCCTATGAGTTCATAGAGAAACTGCGAGAGGAAAACCTTGAGAGGAAAACCGAAGGCAAGAGAGTTCTCAATCTCGTTCCGCAGAAAGGCTTTCAAGAGAGAGTATGTATTGCCGATGCGGACTTGGTGATAGCCGGTGGCCGCAAAGGCGGTGGTAAAGCAATTTCCGTTGATTCTCAAGTAGTCACTCCGTTTGGTATGAGAAGATATGGTGACCTGAAAATAGGTGACATCATTACCGACCCGACAAATGGCGGTATGGAGAAAGTAATCAATATCTATGAGCATCCAAACAAGGATTTGTATGAGGTGATGTTTGATGACGGGGCGACTTGCGAGTGCTGCCTTGACCATTTGTGGACTGTCCGGCAGACCGGATATACACATAAGAGAAGGCTTATTAACGGCAAAGGTGTAGATGATGATTACAGGGTATGGACTTTCGGTATGATTAAAAAGTGGCTTGACGAGCAATCGCAAGAAGGCAAGCATTATATGACTGGGAGTAAATGCAAGTCAAAGAAATACCTTGCAATTCCACTTACGCAGCCAGTAAAGTTCACCTGTTCTGGAGTCGGAATGAAACGGAACTCGCTCGATCCGTATGTCATAGGTGCAATTCTTGGTGACGGATGTATCACCGACTCCGTGGCACAATGCTATGATGCACAATTCTGCACAAATGATAATGAGATTGCAGATGAATTTAAGAAAGCCGGAGTGGATATGTCAAATTGCACTCTCACCAATGAAAACTTTGCGACATACTACATTAAGGATGACCGCTTGCACGAAATGCTTTCCGCTTGCAAACTATACGGATGCAATTCAAAAGACAAATTCATACCACACCGATACAAGTTTGCAACCATTGAGGAGAGATTCTCAATAGTGCAAGGACTGATGGATACGGACGGCTATGTTGACAATAGAGGTCATTGTGTGTACACTACTGTCAGTAAGCAACTTGCCGAGGATATGAGGTTTGTCATAGAATCGCTTGGAGGCAGCGCAACCATATCAAAGAAGAAAGCCGGATACAAGAAAAACGGAGAGTATGTTGAATGTAGCGATGCTTACGAACTCTACATCAAAATGAAGGATACATCACGGCTCTTTAGACTTTCCCGTAAGAAAGACAGATGCAGGGCTTTCAATGGCGGTGCATCAGAGGTGTGCAGAAGAATCGTTGGATACAGATACATAGGGAAGAAAGATGCAAGATGTATTACCGTTGATTCGTGCGGTAGTCTTTATGCCATTCAAGATTTCATCGTGACTCATAACACTTGGGTATCTCTTTTTAAGGCGATGAAAAATATGTTCAACCCCGATGTCGCTATGTATGCTTTCCGTAGGCTGGAGGATGATGTCAGACGAGGCCCGTGGAAATCAAGCAAGCAAGTGTTCAGAGGTTTCGCTACACCGAAAGAGTCATCCTTCGAGTGGGCTTTTCTTGACGGAAGGGGTGCGACTCTCAAAATGGAGCATCTTCAGGACTTGGGTAAGGTGACAGACCGATTCAGAGGTGCTGAACTCGCATACATTGACCTTGAGGAGTTGCCGGAGCATACAAGGGAGAATCTTGACATCATCTTCGACTTTCTGCAAGTTAACCGAAATACGGTTGGAGTCAAATCTCAAGTTGTTGCCACTTGTAACCCTGTGGGAAAATCCAACAAACTGCGAGGATTCCTTGATTACTACATAGACCCCGACACCAATAAGGTTATACCAGAGAGAGATGGAAACAAGAGGTATATGTTTAAGTATGGCTCTGACGATACCGAAATCGCTTGGGGTGACACTTGGCAAGAAGTTTACAACAATCCACGGGCAAAGGAAAGGATTGACATACTTATTAAAGGTAGGGATGATGTCACACCCGAGGATATGATTCTTACAGTTCAGTTCATCGAAGGCGACTATGCCGAAAACAAGATATTGCAGATTACCGACAAGAGATACATCAGCCGACTCGCATCAAAGGGTGACGGAAGTGTGATAAATGACCTTTCTGGTGTCTGGGTGGACATTGACGAAGGGCATAGCCTCGTATCAAGAGAGGATATGGAGCTGTTTTTCGACAATCAGGAGCAAAAAGGAGATGAAGTGCCGAGAGCATCATGCGATGTGGCAATCGTGGGTGACTTTTTCGTGATATGGGCAGCCGTAGGGCATCATATAGTGGATATGGACGCTTGGTTTGGTGCGATGTCGGATGCCGTGATACCTTTCATAGAGCATTTTCTCGCCAAAAACAACATCAAAAAGAGGAATTTCACCTTTGACTCCAACGGACTCGGTGTATGGATATCAAACCATTCCGCTTTCCGTGATGCCGTACCTTTCAATAACAAGAGTGCCGCCTCCGACCCGAAACTTTGGAACAATCTCAAGAGCGAGAGTGCCGAAAAATGGGTTAAAGAGGTGAAAAATGGCGGCTGGTCTATCAATTCCGACCTATTGAAACGCAAGTTTACAGATGTAAAGGGGCATACATTCACCCTTGCAGACAGACTTATGGAAGAAAGGCTCGCACTCAAGCGAAAAGACGATACGGGGGCCAGATTCGAGATAATCAGCAAATCGCAGATGAAACTTGAGGTAGGTCACTCCCCAGACTTCATAGAAGGACTGATAATGTTCGAGCCTTTGTTCTCGCAGCATCGCTCACCAGTCCGCAAAGGATTCAATTTATGGATATAACACTAAATTTTGCAAAATATGAGTACACTTAACATTCAATCAATGAGCATCGAGCAACTTCTCTCAAAAGAGTCGTTCAGGCGTGCGAAGCCTATGCCTTTCGATGCAGATGTAAAAGGAGGTTCCCGTGACTACAATGTCAATATGAAGTTCGCTCCAATCAAGTATTCCTATCCTACACAGGACGATTTCTTGAGGGAGTTCGAGCCGGAGAGCCACGCAATCAATTCTATCAAGTATTATCCTAATTGCTTGTGGAGAGACAATTCCGATGGCAAAATCAAGGCTAAAATCCGTTCAAGAGTTGCGGTAGCCTGGCAGAAGAAGATTCATACCAAAAGACTTGTCGCCCTGACGGGGTACGATCCCGACATCTCCATAGTGAAAAGCCGTTCCGATGCGAAGTCACAGGGAACGCTCGCAAGTTTCAAGGAAGGCTGGATGACAAAAGGAATGGACACCGCAGTACATATGGCAATATCGGCAGACCTAAAGGTTGGTGACACGGCTTTCTGCGGATACAAGGACGGAGGGAAATTCGGTTACAGACTCTTTTCCTATGACAAAGGGGATATCCTCTATCCGCACTATGACCCGATGACCGGTGAACTTGCCGTTTTCGCAAGGGCATACTGCAAGACCATAAAGGTTGACGGAGTTGACGAAAACATAACAATCATTGATGTATGGGATGACACCAACTTTATGCAGTATATGCAGACCACAACCGCAGAGAGAAGGATAAATCCTTCGCAGGAATGGAAGGTGTCAATGAAACCTACTCCACACGCATTTACATTCTGCCCCGTTTCATACCACAGATACGGAGAGCCTTGCTGGGCGGCATCGCAGTCCTTGATTGAGAATTACGAACTCGCCATAAGTCAGCTCGCTGAAAACAATGCACAATATGCGCTCCGTATTCTCTATGCTCTCGGTGCGGAGTTCGATATGGAAGGCACGCTTGACGGAACGCCACGCCAGATTAACTCGGTTGATCCAAACGCAAAGGTCGGTTTTCTTGAGCCAGCAGATTCAAGCAACTCGTTCAGCCTTCAGCTCACTACTCTCGCAAAGGAGATTATGAAGGTGTCATTCGCAGTAGAAACACCAGAACTCAAAAGCGGCAGCGATGTGTCAAGTCTTACTGTCAAGATGCTCTTTGCCGACTCATACCAGAAGGCACTTGAGGATGCAAGGGAGTATCAGGGATTCCTTGACCGCATAATCCGCATATTCATCGAAGGCTACGGCACGGAAACAATGAAAGTTGCAGATTTCACCAATCTCAATGTCATCGTAAGACTCCAGCCGTGGTGCTTTATGGCAGAAAGTGAGGTTGTCAATACTCTCGTTCAGCTCGTATCCGTTGGCGTACTCTCAAAAGAAAGTGCTACGGAGTACGCATACGAAACTCTCGGACTCGGGGCGGTTGATGAAGTCAAGAGGATACTCCAGGAGCAGCACGATGAACTTGTTGGTCAAACCGAAGCCGAAAGGATACTCAAGGCAGAAACCGACAACCCAGTTAACAACGCAAGAAAGGTAATCGCACAGAACTCATAGTATGGACGAGATTATCAAACTAATGTCTGGACTCAAGTCCAAAGTGTCATCTTCCGTAAAAAGAAAGGTAAGGGAAATCATTACCCTTGCTACGGACTACTCCTATCTCGGGGCATCCTTTACCTTCAATGCGGATGAAGATTTGGACAGCGAAGTAAACCGCATACTTATAGAACTCTCGGACGAGATACTTGCAGAAATTGATATGAGGGCAGCGAAAGCCGTGGTGGAGTCAGGTAACGAGGATGACATCAATGTCATATTCGCATATATCCACCGAGATATAGAGGGGAAAACGGCAACATACCGAATTGACTCCTATTCAAGTCATCTGAAGTTTCTTTTGGAAGGGTATATTGCCGTAGGACTTGCCGACAAATGGACTAAAGGAGATTTCATAACCAGCCTTGCATCGTTTCTCGCCAATCCTATGGGATTTGCCAAATACAAGGACGCTTTCGGCACCAATGACTTCGTATTCACCGAAAACGGGCAGCCGCACTTTGGAGTCGGAGTGCCGATAAATCCAATCGAAGGTATGACTCTCGTAGGGGGATATATGATAGACGAGGCATTTCAGCACGGCAGACTTCTCGGTTTTAGAAAGGATGCCAATATAATAGGTTACAGGGTGAAAAGAAACTCGACCTATGATTGCCCTCTTTGCGATGAACTCTGCGTAGGCATACACCCTCTTGACGAGGAAGTGCTACCGGCACACCCGAGATGCGTATGCTCTATGATTCCAGTATATAGTACCGAAATTCAATAACACTCTTTCTCTTTTCATAAAAAACGCAAGGGGTACAGCCGTAATGGTTATGCCCCTTGTATTCTTTAGCACCGATATCAGCAATCAGATGTTGGCAAATTCGGTTTCAAGTGCCTTGAGTTTGCGCTGCATCTTCTCTATGACCATCTTCTTGACATCATTGAAGAAATCCTCGTCAACAACCTCAAAGTTTCTTACCCCACACTTGTCTTTCGTGGAAGCATAGACATACCACTTGCTGCTATCATTACAATCGCACCCTATGGTAAAACCACTCTTGTTTTCCACAAGGCTTTCAAGATTGGCTCTCTGGCAGAGGATGAGTTTACGCAGTTCCTGCGCCTTCTCGAATCTTTCAAGTTCTTCTATCGTCATAATATCCTTATTTATCGGTTATCTCCATTTCCCTCAATGACACCCCTCTGCTTTCGTGAGGAGAGTTTATTCAGGTTATACTCGGCAACTTGCTCAAGCGAGAGGCCGCATTGTTCGGTGATTCCGGCAATAAACCAAAGGCAATCCCCTATTTCACCCATAACACCCTCACGAAACTCGTTAAGGGCATTGACATCGGCACTCTGCCCCAGAGCCTCGTTGTTCTTTATGGCAATCAGACTCTTTCTTATGGCTTTGGCATACTTGGATGCAAGTTCACCGACTTCACCCTGCAAGCCGAGCAGCATATAGGACTCGTTCTCGCAAGACTCCATACAGGTGGACATCGCCCTTTCCTGATATTCGTCAAGCGTCATATCCTTCCTCCTTTTTAGCCATTTCCTCCACTTCCGTCATTTCCTTTACTTCGTCCAAAATCTGGGCATCTTCTTTAGCCGTGATGTCATCCTTGATTCCGTACACATCCTTATGGCGATTGATGCACTTGGTTGAGGACTCCAGCACCTCGGTCATAAACTCATAGTCCACAATGGAACAATGGAGATTCCAGAACATAGTGATGTAGTTCTCAAGGAACACCTTTGAGTTGTCATCACCTTTTTTGGCGGAGTCGAGCATAATGCCTATCATCCTTCCTATGGCTATGTCACCACGGACACGGAATGACACCACACCACCGATGTCCTGCATCTTGAAATAACCGTTTTCCTCGCTGACAACGAAATTACCGAATCTCGTGTCCTTCTTCTCTAACTTGAGAGTTCCTTTCTTACTTACTTTCATTTCTTTATTTTTTGAAACCAAACAAAATTCTTGTCACCCCTGTCGAACCCCGAGCAGGCGATAAAATTACAGTTCATCGACACAAGGTCGCATCCTTTGCACGCATCCTTCGGCAAGACATTGAGCCAGCCTTTCTCCTTTATGACCTCGTCACGCAACCGACACACGAACAGAGCATCACCTATCTCAAGACAGCCACCCACCTTCACATACCGGTACGCCGCCCTAAAACTCCGCTCACTCTTTTCCAATTTCCCTTTTTTTCTCATACTCTCTTTCTTTATATTCTTTCTCTGTATATCTAAACATTAAATCTTCTATCTATATATATATTATATATATCTTAAGATATTATCTACTATCTATACATACATCTATTATCTTAAGATAATGACTACTGTCTATTATAATATCTTCTATCTATTATAGTATATACTATCTTAAGATGATAACTACTATATCTACATATATCATAATAATCTTTAATTATTGATTTTTCTTATTCTTTTGTTACTTTTCTTATTCTTTTAGATTTTTATGAAGAGAATTTTATGTTTTTTCAATGTATTGTAAATCAACTATTTATCTCTGCCAAATCTCTATTTTTTCTGAAAAGTAACAAAGTTGTTATAAGAAAGACTTGTCTTTCGCACTCTTCTGCCTAACGGCAGAATCTCCCCACGCACTCTATACCCTGGAGAAGTATGTCTATAATCTTCAAAACACAAAAATCTTTCTATGGTTAACATCTTGTAACTGAAGAAAAATTTAGAGGTAGATATGTCAAAAATCAAAAAAAAATTTAGAGGTATATATAGTCAAAATAATAAAAAAATTTAGAGGGATAGGGTCAATCTTTATATACTCCTACATTACCCCCACGCCGGTACGGCGTACCGGCTAAACCTCTATAATTCTACATTATACATATAATGTAAACCCATATTTATAAAGCTTTACGGACTATTTGTTATTTTCCTTATATAATTTACAATCATAACAAGATAATGGTATATAAACCCGTAATATATCCGTTTCTGTTGATGCATCTTTAAACCTCAAGAGATCGGATAACATCTTTAGATAATTTTGTTTGTCTTTTGTATCGTTTATCTCATTAGCTTGCTGATTCAAATAAGCTACAAATTCGTTTATATCCGTAAAGTTTACCCCTCCGGCTGGCGTTCCGGCTGCTGGCGCACCGGATCCCTTTTCGTTTTCCTTAACTAATCTTTTAGCTTCGTTTGCTATTTTTACCTGGATTCTTGTTTTCAGCTCGTCGAGATAGTTTTTTACTTCAGCGGAATTTTTCCATCGGCTTGTTAGTGCCGTAAGGTTTACGGCTTTTGTTGTCGGGTGTGAGAGTCGATACAAATCCGGCCAATTCTTGAGACCGTTTACAAATTGATAGGTAATTACTGCCCTTTCTATTTCAGATAACATTGTTAAAATTTTTTACAAACTTAAGTAAAATAATTGCTTTAATATTTTGTAGTTTGATTTATTATATCTATATTTGCATAAAGAAAATAACAACCTTTTAACCTTATAGTTATGAAAACCTATTCAAGCAATTACGCAAAAGCTATTCACTCCTACGGCAATTCATTCGTAATGTGCAACAATCTCCCCGAAATCGATCCAACTATCTGGGACAATGTATCCGAAAATTTTGACTGGGACAAAGAGGTATTTCAGTATTTCATTTCAGATTGTTCCGAAGAGGATACAAGATACTTGATGGAATTTTACCCCTCCCTTTGTTTTACCTATTCTGAAAAATTGGAATGTTATATACTTTTGGTCACCCACTTTGGGACCGCATGGGGTTATGTAAGTATCGAGACAACTAACCCGAATTTTGCCGCTGCACTGGGTGAAAAATAACCCCCTCCAACTCTTAAGCCGGTACTATTAGAATAGACTTTGCAAGTAGCGAAAACTTGACCGGCTGCAAATTAACCCCTTAAATTTTTCACAAATGAAATTAAAAGTATCAAACCCGATGGCGGACTTTATAAATATGGCCGCAAAAACCAACGGCAAAAAGTTTTCCGCAAAGGTTGTAAAGCTCAATTCTAGTAATTATCAACTTTTAGTTGGTGACCCGTTAGACGCTGAGTATTACGGTGACTTTTCACCCGTTACCGGTCAATTTTCCGCTATTCGCATAAGTTATCCCGATAATTACTACTGCGCCCCTCGACTTGTTTCTACTATGGAATTACGCAACGCCTATCTGCGTAACAAGTGCCGCAACGCTCAAGATTTTATAAACCTTATTGTAGAACTTTTTGAAATCTAACATTATGGGCGTGACTATCTTCGTTTATTGCTGCATTGTAATTTTCTTTTTATCCCTCTTTTTGGATACCAACTCAAATAAATAACCTTAAAATTTAGAATTATGGGAAAAACTCAAAACCTCCAGGACGCTTATAATACCATCCAAAGCGGCAAAATTATAAATGTAAACGGTTGTAGAATTTGCATATCTGAAAGCCGGCATATTTGCGATTATGGCAAAAAATACATTTATTGGCGGCATTACGGCCAAAGTGCCGTTAAATTGGGTATTGATAACCTTCGCTGGATTATGAAGGTTATTGCTGAAAGCAAGGATTATTCATTTACAATTGTAGAAAGTTGGTATTAACCCCCTTTTGCCCGTTTGGTATTGACCACAAGCCGGAGCGAAGCCGGAACGGGCGCAAAATTAAACCCCTTATAGTTATGAAAGTATTGAAACATTTGATCCAATTTCAGCCGGATGGCTTGAACGAGCTGAACGACCTTTTGAACGACAAAAAGCGTATAACGGTATCCATCCAATACCAAACCGAACGACTGGGTATTTGTCGAGCTGCTGACCTTCTGGACGAGCCGGACGAGTTGAGCGGATCCGACCTACAAATTCGCCACCGTCAACTAAATTTACTCAAATTTTGTTTGTAGTATAAATTTGTATTACTATCTTTGTACACCTTAAAACCTGAACGAAAATGAAAATCTATTTTGAAATTTTTGACACGACCAGACCTTTTGGCGACTGGACGGCAAACTATTTTGGCGAGACAAATTCCGGCTATGACATCTCGGGCGAACTTACGGCTTTCAGCTCAAGACTTGGTACGCCGATTGAGTTTTTACGGCTTTCCATCTGGAGCAAATGCGAGTATTTCAAAAGGTATAATATGTACCGAAGAGCTTGTATATCGAATGACATATTGATGGGGAGGGCGAACAATGAATAATACCTACTATGTGGACTTGTGGTTGTCTGGCATCCACTACTACCTGACCGATTCCGGCATACTGTCCGAATGCCACATTAAGCGAATGAACAAAAGTATCAAATCCTTCGGCTGCGAACGGACTGCGAGAGCTGCTGCTGCGAAATATGGAATGAGGGTGAGGGTGAGATGAACGAGGAGCCGGTGCAAAGGCGAGATGCCGCCAGACCGAATCTGGCCACCGGCACAAAAGAAAAATTAGTATCTTTACAAAAACTTATACCAAACTATGAAAGCACAAATCATTTGTAAAACGAATCTTTACACAGCCGCCAGAACGGCAGGATTCAATCCCCATACCGGAATTAAGGTAATGGGCGAATATGCGACTATTTATAAGGCGAACGAAGCTCTATTTGACCAGATGAGGGATTTGCTGGCGAATGACTACAATATAGAGATCAATTCCTGGAGAGATGCCAAAAAGTATTCCGGCAATCTGCGAAATTCTTTCTATTGTGGCAATTTCGGCAAAAAGAGATATTACGAGGAGGATGGATTCCGTTACGAAGTAAGATACACCAATCAGAACGACTAAATACTGAACGACTATGGAAAAGAAAATGACATTAGAGCAATTTGCTGAAATCATCAACGCATCTGACGAGTGGAAGTTGGAGTTTAGCGAAATCATCAGGGCGAACGGCTGGATTTATATGACCGGCAGCACCTACGAAATCTGCGAAACACCCTCTGGCGACAAACTTGTATTTGACGAGACCGGAAAGGCTATCGTATTGAGTCCTAAATGGGCGATAATTGCACATTGTGATCCGTACAATGCCAAGAGCCACTACCACGGAGAAAGAGTTATCAAATTCGATGGAGCCACACCGGTGAGCTGGATACTGAAAGAATTTAGCACAAAATCAGAGGCAATCGAACGACTTGAAAAATTCTTTAAGGGTGACTATGAGGGCGAAATTGACTACTACGAGTCCGAGAGTGCCGCCAGAAAGGATATGGAGGATATGGGAATCGAGGAGCCGGATACGACCTTCTGGAAGGGTGCCGGATACTATCATACCGAGTCAAAAGAGCTTATTTTCCGCAAAGGGGATGAGTCCTATTCCTTCGATACATTGAGTTATTACATAGACCAGATTTAGCCTATGAAACCCTTATATGACCTTATAGACCGCAACTGCGAGAGACAGTCCGCAAGCCTAAAGAAACACCTTCTGGCTGCGGACATCTGCGAGTGGGGCGATATTACTGACGAACGGCTGTACCGACTTGTGGACGAGCTGAAAGAGAGTGTGGCCCCAGCATCCGGCAAGGTACTTTGTGCGACTCTGGCGAGCTTTCTCAAAAGATATGCCGACAAGACACCTTCGCAGAATTATCGGGATATCCTCTCAATCAAGGGCGACAAGCCTATCAAAACCTTTCTTTCGACAGATGAGATTGAACGGTTTGAACGAGTTGAGACCGAGACCGCAAAAGAGCTTTTCGTCAAGAATTGTTTTCTCGTAGGACTCAAGACCGGTATGAGATACGGAGATATCCGCAAGTGCCGACCCGAGAATATAGTGAACGGATACCTGACCTACTCAAGCCAGAAAACTCACATAATCTCAAGCGTGCCGTGCAGCGAACGAACGGCTCAAATGATTAAGGATATCACGGCATCCCATACGGACATATCCATATCTGGATACAACCTTATAGTCAAAAGGCTGGCCGAACGAGCCGGAATTACCGATATGGTATCAATCCACAAGGGCGGCAAGGATATGATAGTCCGCAAATGCGATGCACTCTCAAGCCACTCTGCAAGAATATCCCTTTGCACCAACCTGTCAATCCTCGGCACACCGACCCAGGACATCAAGCGAATTGCCGGACATACATCCGAAGGAATGACCGAAAGATACATCTGCAACCATGAAATTAACTTGAACGAACAATCTTTGAACTTTTTGAAATGAGAACACACGGATTTAGCGGACAACCGAACGAGGAAGTCCTGGCGAGAATGGAACAAAAGAACGACTCTGTAATGCTGGTTGATATCGAGCGATTGAGGGCATACATACGGCAGAGATTTAGAGAGGAGAACATATCCCTCTACACTCTGGCAGAAAAGACCGGAATACCTCGGGCGACCTTCGTGGCCGGACAGTCAGCATCTCTTGACAGGTTTGAGCGATTGCTCTATATCGTGGACGGAACTGTGGACAAATGGTATGCCTATATCGGAATGGGGCAGAACGAACAAACGGAGGCCCCCGATGAGCAGACGAACGAGCCGAACGAACAATCAGGACTCTCGCTTGAGCGGTTTATGAAGATATATCCCGATGCGGAAGTCTATACCGACTACTCTGACCGATGGGTTATAGTGGCGAACAACCGGACAATGGAATACGACAAGAACGACTATACACTTGAATTGGCTCTGGAGGATGCCGCCCGATGACGATCCGAGAACTCAAAATCATCCTCGACAGATATCATCCCGAGGAGACCGTAATATGCACCACCTCTGCAACGACTCACAACCGCCTTCAGATAACGGGAGTGAACGAAAAGGAAGGCTTGCTGAATCAATGCCTTGTGCTTTCGGTGGACTGGCTGCAAGGCAACTCTATCGAGGAAACCCAAAAGGAGAAACTTGAACGGCAGAGGAGAGATTTGGACAATGCTCTAATCCTGCTCGAGAAACAAGAGAAGGAAAAGAAGATTGCCGAGGAGCTGGCGAAGAAACCGAAAAAGAAAAAGGGAGGACGGCACAAGAAGAAGAAAAAGACCGTAGCCGAACAACTCGCAGCCGGACTCGTACCTACGGGCAGAAGGGGCAGACCGAGAAAGCAGATATTCGACAATCTTCAGGGCGATCCCGAACAATCAACGGAATAGCGGATTATCGGCTAAAATTGATGCGTTTTCCTCTTGGGTGATACGAATGTACTGGGCGAACGAACTCTCGCTCTTATGCCCCGTAATCATCATTACTTGCCGCATTGGAACTCCAGAGAGATAGAGCAGGGTTGCACCCGTCCTTCTGGCACAATGACCCGTCAGCAACTCATACTTGTACACCTTGTCGGAGTCCTTCTTTTTGAGCCTTTTCCTTACCGCCTCCGGCACTTGCATAACCTCATTCATCTTGAGCAGCACACCGAGATTTTTCAGCAGCCTGTTGTACCTCGTATGCTCGATATAAGGTGCCTTCCCCTCGTTTCTGGCGAAGATTTCCCTGACCTTCGGAGATAGAGGGATAACGACTCTGCCTTTGGTCTTGCATTGGATGAACTCAAGATTCTTTCCGTGAATGTTACTTTCCGATAGTCTTACGCAGTCCTCATATCTTGATGCGGTCAGCACACCGACATAAAACAAATCCCGTGCTTTGGATACCCATTCGTCCTTTATCTCAAGATTCCACATTTTGTCAAGCTCATCTCTGGAGAGGGCGATAGTGAATACTTCCTCTTTAGGTTTTTTGAACTCCCTGAACTCATTGTTGGTATGTAACTTGAGTTTGTATCCCTCGCTCATAACTGTCTTGAGTCTGGCTATGATAGTGCCTTGATAGTTCTTGCCGAGTTTTTCCTCATCCATTTTTTGGCATAGTCTGAAGTAGTAGGATGAATCTATGTCGTACCAGCTCTCACTCATTCCCATCCATTTTTTGATTTTGTTGTAGGCGAGATTTCTCTGCTTTTGTGCCGGACACTCCTTCTCGGCAAACTCTTTGAAATACTCCCAAAAGGACTTCTTTTCATCTTGTGATACCCTGACTCTTTTCTCATTCCACTCACCGCCCTCAATCCTTTCAAGTGCAAGTTCTATCTGGTCTTTCGAGGAGTCATCATCAAGAGTGCTTTCGAGTCCTATTCTTATAAGTTTGAGTTTTGAATCAATCTTCGGGTTGCCGCACCTTTGTTTGTCATTGTTCCAGAGTTTCGGCTCTATGGACAAACCTGTATTCTTTCGGTAGAGATTGCCTTGATGGGTGATTATGATGCGGATTGCTGACACCTCTTTTGAGGGTGACTTGAGATTAAAACGGATATTCATATTTTTAGGGTTTGGTATTACACCGCAAAGGTATGAAAAAGTTTGCCCCCTGGGGCAAGAAAACCTTAAAAAAAAGTGAAATATCTTTTATTTTTTTGAAGTCACCCCTCGCAGAGTGCGTTGTAGGGCATATAGCAAGGATAATTCTCTGTACCGTGGGAGTCACTACAAATCGCTGATTATCAGTACTTTACAAAGAGAAAATCCCGAAAGGGGCAAGAAAAGGGGCAAGAGATTGTTCCTTTTTCTTATTTTGCAATCTCAATTCGGTTATCACCAATATATTTTTTACCAGGGTATCTATGATGAACCATATCATTTATTACCCACCATTTCAATCCTAACTCTTTGGCTGCGGCTCGTTGAGTATTCCAAGTTTTGATAATCTTATTATTTGGACTTATTAAAAATACCTCATACCTCGGCATATTTCCTATTCTTTTCTTTTTCGTGTTTGGGTTAGACTCATTTCCTATTTGAGTACACCATCTTAAATTTAACAACCTGTTATCTGTCCTATCTCCGTTAATATGGTCAACCACTAAAGCAGATGGATTTTCAGCCGGTCTAAACACTTCCATTATTAATCTATGGAGTTTATATGTTTTACCAGCACAGCAAACTCGAATATATCCCTTATCTGTCTTATGTTTATTGACATCTTTTCCATACTTCTTTATTCCTCCCATATTTGATACGGTTATTCCCAGCATATTCGGGACTGGCTTCCAAACTTCCGTACTCTTATTAACCTTTACTCTCATAAGTACCTTTAATTATAAACTAAAAAATAGCAGGTTGTGATTGCTCAATTCTTATTCTTTCGATTGCCCTATCGTAGTATTCCTTATTCAGTTCAAAACCGATATAGTGCCTTTTTTCCTTAATACAAGCAACTGCGGTTGTGCCACTCCCCATAAAAGGATCGAGTATAACATCTCCTTCATTCGTGCTTGCCAAAATAAATCTACGGAAAAGGTCAGTAGGTTTCTGTGTTGGGTGTATCTTACTTTTTCCGCAACTACACCTAAATACAGTATTCTGACACCCTAAATTGAAAGTTGCTTTCGCTTTTCTGCAAAACACACATAACTCTATTCCACTCAAGTAGTTATACCCCCCCCCTATTGGAGATGGATTTGTCTTTTCCCAGACAATGATACGAGGCGTTAACTTGTTTTTCCTCATAATACTCACTATTGTGCTTACTTGCTCAAAGCCACAAAAAATATATGCAGAGCCTTTTGTTTTGTCAAGCAGCATCTGCGTTAATTCAACAATGTCAAACTCTCCGATATCTGCAACTCCTTTATTTAGGACTCTAATACCTTTTTTCCTCATATCGGATTTATTAACCTCATTGTACGGAATATCCGTCAATATGCAGTCTATACTCTTATCGGGTATTCGTTTCATACCCTCAATACAATCTTCATTATGGATTACATCAAGTTCCATAGTATAATCGGTATTAGTGCTTATTTCACAAAATTTCCAAAATAGTTCTTATATATCTATAACGAGTCTAAAGGACACATCTACCCCCACCTCCACAGAGGATATAGGATGTACTCTTAACAGAATAGAACACCCAACTATTAGTATGGAATAACAACAATCTATCAGTATCAGAATAGAAGCAGAAATTAGCAGCCTGTCCTTTGCCAACGAATTCCGTGTGAAACTCTGCTGGCTCTCTTGTGAAGAGATTGTTTCTCTCTCCAAGACGAACTACTCTTTGCAACATTCCGTTTCCACATTTCAAAACTTTCATAAGGTACTTGTTTGACATTCCCCTATCCTGAAACTTCTTGACGGATTCGATGTCAACTCCATGATGGCGTAGGCGTCTTTTCACCCACTTGTATTCATCTGAACCTTTCGGATCGCTCGTTATATTCGCCATTTGAGTGTAATAGTCAATCCGTTTCTGCCGTTAGACAATCATCAAACTCCTTAATGAAATTAAAATGCTTTTATAGTTGCTGAAATCAGTATTATCTTCATTTAGATAAATGTCAAGGTGACGGGGTTTCACCATCATTCCTCTGCGGTTTCGGTACAAGCCGTGCTTGAGAGGAATTATCTTGCAGTACCGGTCACTTCCGTCCTTGACGATCCGTGCCAGACCTACCTTCTCAAGCTCTGCGAGAATTCGCCTTGCCGTATGCTGCGAACATCCGCACATAGCACCGATTTTGTTGTATAGGTCAGCGCAGTTCTTTCCCTTGACTGTGGATGTCCTTCTCTTTATGCATATAGCGAAAGCCAGAGCGGTGTGATAACCTCTCTCAAAGCAATTCATAAAAAGTTGTCTATCTACTCTTGTGTTTCGCATCGGCACATAAAAAAAGAAACCCCGAAGGAGTTAACCAACGGAGTTTCCCAAAAATTGGTCTTGAGATTCCACCCAAAAGAGTACCCGTCAAGAATGACAAGACTTAATTTTTAACCTATTGCGTAACTATATGGAAAAGTCAAATCATAAATAACCAAACGGGTATCGGTCATCCTTCGGACACAAAAGTAAAGAGAATAATCTTTATATGCAAAGAAAATTCCCATTTTTTCAAAAAAATTTGACGATTAGATTAAAATGCCTATCTTTGTGGTGTCCAAAACGGTTTTCATTAACTATAAGGATTTAAGGGTTTGCCCCGTTGGAGTGGTTTCCGGCGGGGCGTTTTCTTTATGTCAGTTTGGCAATAACCTTCTGCTGGAGTTCAAGTTCCTTACGCAGAGTCCTTATCAGAGCATTTTTCTCGGAAATGATAGACTCATACCTCTGCTTTACGAGCTGCACATCAAGGTCACCAGGATATCCCTTGCCGGACAACACGAAATCACGATTGACTTGAGGGAAAGCCGTGCATATCTTGTCGGCATAGTACGGAGTCAGGGGAATATATCCGTTACTCATCCGAGATATTGTTGATGGGGTGACATTAAGCATCCGAGCGAAATCGTGGGTGTTTCCGTTAGAGAGAGTTCGGAGGAGAATTTCCATTATCTCCACCTGCGAAAGCCTGTCTTTGTCCATAGCTCACATATTGATTGATTGTGATATATTTGGCTCCCCCTTTTCCAGCAACCTCTGGAGAAACCTTATCTGCTCGTCCTTTATTGCTATCTGCTGCCGTAACCACTCATTTTCGCCCGTTTCAGCCACTTTCTCCGGCTCTGCGATAGGTTTTACATCCTCGATGTCAAGCAGCCAGAAAATGTCAGTATCGGGGAACTGACGGAGTATCTTGGCGAGTGCCGTTGTGGTGATGGACTTCTGGCATTTTTGGATCGTGCCGATTGACAGGTCGCACTTGATTTCAAAGCTGCGTACCGTCATATTGTTGTTTTCGGCAAGCGTAATGATTTTTTCCCTTAATGACATAAAATTTTTCTAATTGATTATCAATAACTTGACACTCCCAACAAAAAGATAAGTAAGATTTTATTCACTTTTATTTGGTGGTAAGGAAAATTATCCTTTACTTTGCCTTCGGAACAAGAAAGAAATGGGCAAAATAAAAGCACTTCCCTTTGGGAATATCGTTTTGCAAGTATGTTCCACAAATATAGGAAGATTTCTTTACAAAAAAGAAAAAAAGAATTTATTTGCCCATTTTGCTCTTTTTTCCGGTGGACTTGCCGTCACGATAATTCGGTAATGAAAGGACTGACCGCCCAGCATAGCGGTTGCCTTTGCCAACGGGCGAGAGAAAGCGAGGCACTTGGGAACTACCTTTTGATATAGCCGAGTGTGCAGCGAGTTGGGGCAGAAGTAAAACTGCGTTGAAGGATGAGTGAAGGGTTGCCTGACCCCGTGCCGAAAGGATATGCCTTCATCTGACAAATTAAACTGGAATAATGCTACCTTTTTGTAGTACAATCCGTTTTGTGCAATCCCCGCTCAAATCTCCTGTTTTGAGTATTTTTTCGTGTCATATATTAGTTATTTGTTTGTTGGTGAGTGGGGGTTGCTTTACGAAAAGGCTGTTCAAAGTCAGCATAAAAGCAGATGATTCCTAAAGACTATACTTATATGGATACATACGACAAACTCTTGGCATCGCTAATAAAGAATGACCAGCCGTTTATGGTTGCCAAATATGCAGTCTGGGCGGTGCTACCATCAGACAAAAAGGCGATGTATGAGATAATTCTCTGGAATAGCATAGAAGTTCCACACTACCACCTTGTAATCAGCAAGAAAGAGTTTATCCGGCTCAAGAGTCTATTTGGCTTGAAGGTACTCCACAAGGAAGATGACGGGGTGCTTTATGGTGTCAACCATAGGTATAAAGAACTCTACACTCTGCTGCAAGGGGAACTCAAGCCGATAGAACTTGAACGCAAGAGGTTGTATCGCTCTGGAGTCAGGGGTGCGAAAGACTCCCCTTACCGAGAACTCAATCGGCAGGAGTTGGAAATCCGAAAGAAATTTAAGAAAACGCATAAGATAAAGGAAATCGCACTAAAGCATTTCCGTGGAAAAGAAGATGAAACGATTTGATGAATTGGCACTTGAAAGAAAGTGGACTGTGCTGCTGAAGGCTCTGCCAGAGGACGAAACTACCATTGTGCAGTTTCCCGACTCCGACTCGATGAAATGCCTTAAAAGCATAGCATATTGTCCTTACGGGGATTTGAAGTTATATGAATTTTCAATCAAGCGTGAGAGCGAACTGACTCTCTCCATAACAAAGAAAAGGGTATGAAATACACTAAAGACAATCCGTTGAAGGTTGTGACTCTCTGCTCCGGCTATGACAGCCAATGTATGGCACTTGACCGGATCAAGGAGATTTCCGATTTTGACTACGAGCTCGTAGGCTGGAGCGAGATTGACAAATATGCCATTCAAGCGCACGATGCCATTTATCCCCAATGGGCGAATCGCAATCTGGGGGATATGACAAAGATTGATTGGAGTGCTTTCAATCAGGATATAGACCTGTTAACTTACTCGACACCTTGCCAAGACTTTTCAAATGCCGGAAAGCAAGCCGGTGCGATAGAAGGCTCCGGCACTCGCAGCTCAATCCTCTGGTACACCAGGAATGCGATCCTTGAGAAGAGACCGAAATACCTTATGATGAAGAATGTCAAGGCGGTTGTTTCTGCAAAGTTCAAACCTCTATTTACCAAATGGGAAAGGGAACTCGCATCATATGGCTATGAGAACTTCTGCAAAGTGCTTAATGCAAAGGACTACGGGGTGCCTCAAAACCGAGAGCGAATTTTCCTCATAAGCATTCGCAGAGATGTGTTCACCCATTTTCACTTCCCAGAGCCTTTTGAACTCAAACTCCGGCTCAAGGATGTGCTTGAGGAAAAGGTGGAAGAAAAGTATTACCTCTCCGATGATAAGGTATCGGCATTCGTGCAGCATTGTGACAAAAAGCAAATGGAAGGCTGCGGATTCAAGTTTGAGCCGACTACTGGGGGGGGGTGAGCCAAAGCGATAACGAGTAAAAGCGGCTCACGGGAAACGGACAATTACCTTTATGAACTATCTGATGATTCAAAAGGTCGGTGACGGGGATAAGGATTTATTCAGCATAAAGGACTTCGCTTTCACTATTCCGTCAAATCCGATGTCGGACAGAATTCAAATGGTAATAGAATATGAAGAATCACCTATCCAATCCGATAATGACTGCAAGCGGTAAAATGTGGCTTATCAACGGTTGCGGAGATTGTGCCTGTACATTAACAACCGGTCACGATAGAGCTTTGAATATCCTTGCCCCTATGGGGGGGCATAAACAGATGGGAGTGCTATATGAAGAAAACACCGATTGAGATTTGGGGCAGTTTGCAGAATCATCGGGTTGTGTGCCGCTTGAGAGAGAGAGAGAGTTGGGGCATCTGCCCGACAATAGGCACTACTGATTTTGGATTACCGAGAGTTTTATATGAGTATGAAGATACAACCACTCAATCCGATGCCTGATGGCTCTTGCAGAACTATAAAGCATCAGTATCAACAAAGCTCTCTCGCAAATTTCATTAGGGGGGGGGTGTTACGCAGCAACAGGAGTGATAGAATATGAAGATACTGAAGATTAAATGCCCTCTAAACCGAAATATGGGGGGGGGGCAGAACGGCAAGAAACCGATATCTCCGTACGATATTCTCCCCTATCTACCAGAGCAGGATTGTTTTTTCGATTCAAGGCATTGGGTGGTCGGAATAGACATTATCCCTTTTGCGATTACGACAAGAATGATACCTAATCATCAGCAATATCTTTTGGAGTATGATGAACAGTGACACCATTCCTCTGGTTGCCGGACTTCTGGATATTCCGAATTGGTTTAGTGCCAACAGGCACATCTATTCGGTCAACGGGATATCCCCTACTTTAATATCCGGTGGAGAGGGTGGATGCGGTAACGGCAGAGTTAAAATTTTGGAGTATGAAGAAACCAGTCCTGATAGGTAATATCTACGGCAGAGGTAGAGGAACATCTTTCGCAGGGAATGTGTGGGGTGCTAACGGGATATCCCCTACTCTGAACACTATGGGGGGGGGTAACAGACAACCAATGATACTTGAGTATGGCACACATAGTCCCGACAATGATTAAGATGTATTCCGAGAGCAAGATACCGATTCGGGGAGGGGTGTACATAGATGTCTATAATCAGATTATCAACGAAGAAATATCGGGTGCGATACACACAAGAATATCACAAGGAAACTATTGGTATGTCACGGAACTTTTTGAAGATACCTCAAGCGACAAGCAAGGGTTGGATTGAGTGTTACGAGGGAGAGATATTCGACTGGTCTTATCCGTCATCAAAACTCCGTAGGGCGAGAGTTCAGTTCTTTGAGGTACGCCACGAAAGAGTCGGAGTTTGTCCGGCACTTGCGACAACGGGTACTATATTATTGTTTGAGAGTTATGAAGAATCTTCCGACTGACTATTACTTTTTGCAGTACGGCAGAGGGGATAATGGGGGGGGTATAATCAATAATCCTTTTTGCCCCACAATCACAGGGTCGGCTTGGGCGAATAACTGTATTTTGATTGAGGAATATGAAGAAAGGGATATGGTATAAAGGGCAATTCTGCGAGGTATGGGGGGGGTGTTATGCCAATTATTCCCCGAGATTTTTTCACGGAACTCTCACGGATATGTCAAGGGCGATAGAGGTCGGCTCGCCTATGTATGCAGTAGTGGAATATGAAGAAGATGATTTACGGGATCGGCAGAAATCGTGACAAAAAAGGCGATGTAGTCGGCATAAACTTTCATCCGTACACGATGTGCATACACACCCAAATGGGGGGGGGGCGAGAGTCGAGTCGCGAACAGAAACTTGAAATAAGGGGTGAATACTCGAACTCTCTTACTTCCGTGGCGAAAGATTCCTATGTCATAGAGCCGTGCATATTCAGACCTAAAGGACGGAAGAAGAAAGACGGAGAAGGCATAGCGAGGGTGACTCGGGAGCGAAGTTCGCATCCAAATATATGGAGCCAATCAATGACGGTTGCTCAAATACAATTTCGACAATTACAAAAGACAATATCCTTATGGAAAATCAAAAAATCAAAGACAAGCCGGAGGGCAAAGGCTGGCTCTGGAGCGAAGAAAAGCAAAAGTGGGTGAAATACCGAATCCGTAAGCTTACGGCAAGAGAGTGTTTCCGTCTTATGGGAGTAAGGGATACGGATACCGATAAAATCAAGAATGCCGGTATAAGCGAGAGCCAGCAATACAAGATGGCCGGAAACTCCATAGTGGTGGATGTGATGTACTACATCTTCAAAAACCTCTTTACGGATACGGAGAAACCTGCCGACACTCTTTTTTAACCCCTTTACTACAACCCAATACAATGAAAGATGCAGAAAGGCTTGAGCATATAGGACTGAAAATCCTTGATATAATCCAGAGAGATTATGCTTTCGACATACCGCTTAATTGCCAACAGGCTTGCGTGTATCTCGGCATCAGCAACTGGAAACTCAATGATTTGGTCGCTCACGGCAGACTCAAGAAAAAGGTCGCTCACGGATTAAGCGGCTATATGGTTAAAGACTTAAACGAAATCAAACTTACAATAAAATGAAAATCGAAATCAAAGCAAAAGAGCTGCTGCAAGCACTAAACGCAGTAGTCAAAGTAGTGCCTAACAAGGCAATCAATCCGATGCATGAAAATCTGCTCCTGGAGGGTGACGGGATCGGACTCACTATCACTTGCACCAATGACGCTTTCTCGGTGGAGAACTACATCATCTGCGACTGCAAGGGCAAAATGGTAGTACCGGCAAAGACATTCACGGATATCATCACAAGACTCGGTGACGCAGAAGTGAGAATAGAATCGGAAGAAAACACCTGCAAGATTGTCTGGGCGAAGGGTGAAATGTCGGTTGGGTGTTTCAAACCGGAGGACTTCCCTATTTTCAGCGAAAACAAAGGCGGCAAGAACGCAGTCAAGTTCACGGCAGAAGAGTTTGAAAATGCTCTGGCAAATACATTCCCTTGTGTGGCAGAAGATGACTTGAGACCGATAATGGGCGGTGTGTATGTGGACTCGGCAGAAGATAGCGTGGTGTTCGTAGGTACTGATGCCCATGTCCTTATGACAAGCAAGGTCGGCAAGAAAGAGCCGTTTGCAAGTCTGGTCATTCCGAAGTATGCTCTCAATCTTCTCAAGGGCAACATTCAGGGCGATGTGGAGATAACCTCCGATGAAAAGAATATCTACATCAACTGCGGCAGCACTCTGATTATCGCAAGAAAAGTCGAGGGCAAGTTCCCTAACTACTCAAGCATCTTTCCAAAGCATACGCCAAACAAGTTCGTGACCGACAGGAAGGCTTTTCTCGCAACTCTCCATAGGGTATCGGCTTGTTCCAACAAATCAACGCAGATGCTCAAGTTCACCCTTTCCGAAAGCGAGTGCAAGGTGGAGGCTCAAGACTTGGGATTCCAACTCTCTGCAAAGGAAACTCTCGAAGGACACTATGAGGGTGCAGACCTGACTATCGGATTCAAAAGCACCTTGCTTGAAACGATTGTCAAATGCCTTGACACTAACGAGGTCACCTTCCTTCTGGACACCCCTTCCAAAGCGGCTCTGGTGTACGGAGAAACCGACAATGCGAAGGGTATCATAATGCCAGCATTGATTGAAAACTAATTCCAAACGATATGAAAGAATTGAACATTATCCAGACAAGGCTCAATGCACCGAAAAACCAGATGAATAAGTTTGGCGGTTACGCATACAGGAGCCAAGAGGACATTCTTGAGGCGGTCAAACCTCTACTCAAGGAAACTGAAACCACACTCACCATTTCGGATGAGATAGTCCTTATCGGTGAAAGATACTATGTGAAGGCTACTGCGACTCTCACGAACTCAAAGGGCGAGTCAGTAAGCAATACGGCATATGCCAGAGAGGAAGAGTCTAAAAAAGGTATGGATGCGAGTCAACTCACGGGTGCAACATCATCTTACAGCAGAAAGTATTGTCTCAATGGTCTTTTCGCCATAGATGACTGCAAGGATGCGGACACAATGGATAACCGAGAGAGAGGTGACAAAAAGCCTGTGGCACCAAAGAAAACGGCAACTCCGCAACCAAAGGGAGTGACCGAGCAGGATGCGATTGACGAAGCCACCAATGCCAAGTCAACTGAAGAACTCTCTGCAATCTGGACGAAGTACAAGAATGTGTTTCCGAACTCAAATTCGCTGAAACTCGCAATAGCAAACAACCCTAACAATCCACGAAAGAAATGAAACCACAAGAAAACACAAGGGTAATTTTCGATCCCATCTCCCACTCCTACTTTGTGGGGGAAAAGCAACTCATAGGTGTAACTACACTTATGAAGAAACACGGACTCTCTGCCGACTATTCGGGTATCAAAGAGGATGTGCTTGAAAATGCCGCAAGACTCGGCTCACAGGCTCACGAAACCATAGAGGCTTACTGCAACGGAGAAATGGTTGTAGAGACATCTCTGGTCAAGTCCTTCAAGAAACTCGGACTCAAGGTCGCTTGTTGTGAGTTTTTGATATCCGACAACGAAACGGTGGCATCAAGCATTGACTTGCTCTGCGATACTGACGAGGAAGGTGTCTATGACCTTATAGATATGAAAAGGACATCAACGCTCCACAAGGATGCGCTCTCCTGGCAACTCGGTATCTACAAGTATCTCTTTGAACTCTCTTACCCAGACTGCAAGGTGCGTAATTGCTACGGACTGCAAATCAAGAAAGGCTCTACGGAAGATATCTCAACTGACTCTTGCGCCAAGCCGACACTCATAACTCCGGTTGACGGGGAAACGGTCAAGAAACTCCTTGAGTGTGAAAAAGAGGGCAAGATTTTCAGCGAGGTTGTCAATCCCGTGGAAAAAGCAAGCGAATATCTGGCGAAAGACCTGATAACTGAAATCTCAAGGCTCGTTACCGATTTTGCGGTCATCGAAGCTCAATACAAGAAAGCCGAAGAATGTATCAAGGCATACAAAGGCGAGCTGTACCGCTTGATGATGAGCGAGGGCATCGAGCAGATGGTCGATAAGGAAACAGGTCTCAATGTCAAACTCAAAAAGCCGTATGAAAGGATAACCTTCGACACCAAAGGTTTCAAGGAAAAGTATCCAGAACTCTACGACAAATACTCAAAGGCTGCCAATGTGGAGGGCAGCGTCTTATTTTCGGTCAAGAACTAAAAAACACAAAAAGATTATGTCAATAGTTAAACTCAACATCTGCCTCTCGGATGTACCTAAAGAGGCAATCTATGCCGCAAAGAACGGCAAGAAGTATCTCACTTGTGAAATTCACTCACTTCGTCAGACTGACCCTTACGGCAACACTCACTCTCTCTCCGTTTCGATGAAAGAGGGAAACGGCTACAAGCCTTACTACATCGGCAAAGGCAAAGAAGTGGTGTTCGGTGCTGACAACAGGCCGCAGCAGCCAACTCCGACTCCGGCACCCTCACCTGCCCCATCTCGCAGACCGAAGGCACAACCAGAGCCACAGGTAGAGGGAGAAAACGAGGATGATGATGACCTTCCATTTTAGTCCTCTATTCAAATGGACTTCAAAGTAAGAAACTCCACCGACAGGGAAGGTATCAAGGCATATCTTGACCGCCTCCCTGAAGGTAAGGAGTATGATGTGAGAATAGTCTTGCACCGAAACAAGAGAAGTGATCCGCAGAACAACCTTTATTGGATGTGGCTCGGGATCATCTCCAAAGACACGGGCAACTCTGCTGAAGATATCCATAAGGTATTCGCACGGAAGTTCATCGGTGTGGATGTGGTGGATTTCGCAGGAGAGAAAATCGCCAAAGTCAAGTCAACCACAAGACTATCCACCGAAGATTTCACGGCATACCTCGGGCAAGTGGAGGCATTTGCGCTGACCGAACTCGGCATAGTGCTGCCCCACCCCGAAGATTTGTATTACAATCAATTTGAGGACTAATGAAACCAATCAAAGTAAATCTGCTCAACCTTGAGGACTTGGCTGACTGCGAAGTGCCACTCAAAGCCGTTTACGAAAGTATGATGTTCGCCTTTTCTCGGGAGTACACGGAAACGCTCTCCCGACCAAATATCTATGACGGGGCGAGTTTGTATGGCGAGAGAGTCAACTATATGCTAATTGTTGAGCGTATCGTAGAAACGGAAGAATACTACGATGTCTATTTCAAGTTCAAGAGAAAATTCTGACCTATGAGCAACAATGAAATTATGCTGCGGCTCGAACACGGCTGGGTGACGAAGGAAGAACTCCAGAGGATGCTTGGTGGTGTGAGCGAAAGGGCGGCCAGAGATTATATCGCTGAACTCAACATCGAACTTCTGCCTTTCAACAAGTGCGTGCTTTCCACTTCTGCCCGAAAAGGTTTCCATATAGCAAACCCTTTCAGCGAGGAAGATAAGGAGATAGCGATACACGCAAGCAAGGAACTTGAAAGCAAGGCAATATCCATTTTTCAAAGGCGCAAGGCTCTGGAGAACTTCATCAAGTTCACGGAGAGCGCAAAAGAGTCTGCAAAGACAATTCAATTAACATTATTCTAACAATATGGCAACAACAAAGAAAACAACAAAGCCGGTCAAGAAGGCAGAGCCAAAGACCGAAGAAAAGGAAGTAAGGTATGTAGCAGAGTGGAATCAGCGAATTGACGGAGTGGTAAGGGGTTTCTCTTATGTACTCACCAGAAAGGACGGAGAGTTCTACGATGTTAAGACGGGCAACAAGGTGAATATACCTTGCGGTGTCAAGATTGAACTTTTGTAGTTATGGCTACCGAAGGACAAATACTCAACTATCTCTTTGCTTGGATGCTTGGAGATATGCAAGACCCACCAATGAGTGCGGAAGATGTCCTGACAACTGCAAAGCTCTATTTCAAGGAGTCACGGAAGGCTGAAGGCGGTGAGATTGCGGACGAGGCGGTGGATGCGGTGTATGCCGCCTACCCTTCCAAAGATGTCAACAACAACAATCGCTCGACCCACAAGAGCAGAGCCGACAAGGCGAAAATCAAAGCCTTGCTCAAGACTATGTCGCCCCAGGAGATGATAGATGTCATCAATGCCGAGGTGGAGAGTCACGGCTGGCTGAAGGACTTTTCTACATTCTTGCGGCACTTCCCTGACCCATCGGAAACGGAAAAGGGAAAACGAAGGAAAAAACTAAAGGAAATCTGGCAATAGTATGTATATCAACGAACAAACATTCCGTGCTTGGTGGTCGCTATTCCACACGGAGTATCCCCTTACTGAAATCAGGTTGCTCGGCAGAGTCGGCAAGACAAAGAAATCGGTGTCGGGGTACTTTACATCGTGCAACAAGGCATTGGAGGCAATCCGTAACTATCCCGATGAACTCGGTGCTTATGCCCCTCTCAATGCAATCAAATCCTCTTGCTACGGCAGAGGTCAGCACGATGTCCTTGTGGACGCACCCGAAACAACCACTTCCGACAGCGACATTGACGGAAGGCTCTGGATAATGATTGACTTCGATCCAAAGCGCAGTAGCGGCTGCAACTCCACCGAGGACGAAAAGACGGAGGCGAGAAAGGTGATGGCTAAAGTGGGGTGTTTCCTTCGTGATAACGGATTCAAATCCCCTATCATCGCAGACTCCTGCAACGGATATCACCTCTACTACCGAATCAATCTAAAGAATGACAAGAGTTCTACGGAACTGATAAGGAATTTCCTTACGGTGCTTGATATGAACTTTTCCAATGACTTTTGCGAGATTGACACGACAGTACACAACGCCTCAAGAATCGCCAAAATCATTTCCACAAGGAGTGTCAAAGGTGCGGATACCGATGACCGCCCACGAAGGGAGTCGAAGTTCATCAAGATACCCGAGGAGATAGAAACTACCGACAGGGGATTCATAGAGAAGATTGCCGCTATGATGCCCGAGAAGGAAAAGCCTACGATGTACAACGGCTGGCAAGAGTCATTCAACATTGAGGATTTCATCCAAAGGAACGGAATCAAGATAGCCAAACGCAGTCAGTTCTCAAGTGGCCAGAAACTACTTCTTGAGGAATGTCCTTTCAACTCCAACCATAAGGCACCCGATGCGGCAATTTTCGTAATGAACAATGGTGCTTTGGGATTCAAATGCCTACACAATTCTTGCAGCGCATACACTTGGAAGGACTTTAGACTCCACTTTGAGCCGGATGCCTACTCGCAGAGAGATAGGGATGAGTTTAACCGAAAGAGAGATTACTACTCTACGGAAAGCAGACCGGCCCCCGTCATCATCAAGGAAGATGAACTCAAGGGAAAGATTTGGCAATCAATGAAGGATATCATCTGGCAAGACCCTTCACTTCTGACCTACATTCCTACGGGTTTCATTGAAATTGACAGGAAGATGGGAGGACTCGCACTTGGTGATGTGACGATATTGAGCGGTATAGCAGGTGCCGGAAAGACATCAATCATCAATATCATAGCACTCAATGCAATCCAACACGGCTATAAGGTCGCCCTTTGGAGTGGAGAGCTTTCCCCTTCAAGATTCAAATCGTGGTTTAATCAGGCGGCTGCCGGAAGTAGTTTTGTCCGCAAAGGTGTCGGTGAGAGCGAATACTACTATTGTCCGAAAGACATCAGCGACAAGATTGACATCTGGACTGAAAACAAGGTGTTTCTCTACAACAACAATTACGGCAACAAGATTAGCCAGATAATGACCGACATCCGAAAGTGCGTCAATGACAACGGAACGCAGCTCATCATTGTTGACAACCGAATGGCACTCAACCTTGATGCCTATAACGGAGAGAAGAATGAGAAAGAAGCCTCGTTAATCAACGAATTAAAGGACTTCGCTATGCAGAGCAACATTCATATACTCCTTGTTTGTCACCCACGAAAAGAGGCACAAAACAGCCTTTTAAGAATGGAGTCAATCGCAGGTAACTCTGACCTTTACAATGCCGCATCCAATGTGCTGCTATGCCATAGGGTCGGAAGGGATTTCGAGCGAAGGGCAACGGACTTCTTTGGAGCAGGAATGGTCAACGAGATACTCACCAATGAATTTGACGAGGTGGTGGAGATTGCCAAAAACCGCAGTCACGGTTCGAAAGACATTGTCTGCGGACTCTACTTCGATTATCCGACCAGAAGATTCTTGAACTCCAAAACGGAGCATATAGTCTATGGTTGGCAAGAGAAAGTTATAACACAGGAACTCCCTATTGACAAGTTGATACCTGATGACTTAAACGACATAGAGGGAGATTTACCATTATAGTCTGCCGTGAGGCACACTTCGGAGGGGAACACCGGATTTGGGGTACTCAATTCGTGAATTTCATATTGATAGTTTGGTATTTGTTAATAAAAAAGGAAGGTTCGAGTCCTTCGCCTCTCCCCACGAATCCTTAAAAACACAAATTATGAGTGAAACTACATTAACTACTATTTCCGTCATTCTCGGTGCTTTGTTCGCTGCTGCGGCAATTATGTGCATCGTGTATCGGAATATGTACTATGCTGCCATAGAAGATGGCGAAACGAAGATTGCAGAACTCAAAAAAAGACTGATGACATCCCGTCAGGACTACATTAAACTCTATGAGAATCTCCGCAGCAAAGAACGCAAGATAGTGGAGAATAATCATCGGGTGTCGGTCATATCCATCGCTAAACCAGTCAAGGACACTCCATACGAAAGATGGAAGGCATTTGGCAAAGATGGAATCAAGCATATCCGCAAGGTCGGTCAGAGGTACACACTAACACTCTATGATTATGAGTAATTACGGCAAGTTATCTCTGGTGTGTTTCGCTTTGGCTATCGGACTTGTAAGTTTTGCTTGCGGTTATAAAGTCTGCGAGAAAGGCATTGTCACGGAAGATGAGCCGATGACTCAATGCAACTACAATCTTACCGGTTGGCAACTCCTGGAAATGGCGATAATGATGACCGAAAGCGATTTCAATGCGGATGCGGTTGGCAAGACCAATGATGTGGGGATACTCCAGATAACACCTACCTATGTCAAGGAGGTCAATCGGCTTATGGACACCACAAAGTTCACCCATACCGATGCGTTTGATGTGATGAAAAGTCTGGAGATGTTCAACACCATACAAAACATCAAGAATCCCGAACACGATATTGACAAGGCAATCTACTTGCATAACCCTAAAGGTAATGCCATAGGATACGAGGAAAGGGTGCTGCGAAATTATCGGTGGCTTGTTCGTCAGGAGGTCGCACGGAGTTTAGTTATAGAATACGGCTTATGAATACGATAGTATATGACTCTACGGCAAGGACTCATTTGGGGGATTTGCCAGCAATCATCATCCGTAAAGATAGCGTGATAGTTTTGAACAAGGCTGCTTGCGCTCTTATGGGAGTCGGCTCTGGTGATAGGATTGCTTTCTTTCAGGACAAGGATGCACCAGACAAATGGTATGTCAAGACTTCCGACACGGGATTCCCTCTCGGCAAGGAGATGCAGTTCGGGTGCAAGAAACTCTCGCAGATATTCAAGTGTATTCTCGGCAAGACCGAAGGGCGAATACTTTTTGACTCAAGAGTTAAATACTCAAATGGTTGGTTATTAAAATTTAGATAGTATGACAACGCAAGACATTATGGTAGGTGATTGGGTAAAAATAGCCTATATCAAAGAAGATGGCACACCTGTCAGCAAGACTTTTCAAGTAAGTGAGATGCAAGGCAAATATGCTTGGAGTGCCAAAGGTGGCAATATGGGTGACAAACTCTATCCGATTGAACTCACTCCAGAGATATTGGAGAAGAATATAAAGGTGTATTACCTATGTTCATATTGTTTAAGTACGGAAGAGAGTGCTATAAATGGTTATGTCTTAAAGGTTGGTGTTAACTGCATTATAGGCATTAACTATGTCCACGAACTCCAGCACGCACTTCGTCTTTGCGGTCTGCAAGAATTGGCAAACAATTTCAAAATTTAGATAAGATGAAAGCATATTTAGGAATTGATCCAGGACTCAACGGAGGTATGAGCGTCATCACGGAAGAAGGAATAGAAACCCACAAGATGCCGCCTACCTACCCCGACATTTATGAATTACTGTTGGAGTTTACAAACAAATACGGCAGCGGTAATATCGTGGCAATACTTGAGGATGTGGGGCAAGGTATGCCAGGGCAATCAAGCAGAGCAACGGCAACTTTCGCAGAGCATATCGGGTGCCTCAAAATGGGGTTGTTCGCCCTCGGCTACCGCACCGAACTTGTCAAGCCGCAGAAGTGGATGAGAGAATACTCAAACACTATCGGCAAGTCAAATGATTGTGCATCAAAGACGGAGTGGAAAAACAAACTCAAATGCGAGGCTCAAAGGCTCTATCCGAGTGAGAAAATCACTCTCTGGAACGCAGACTCAATACTACTCGCAGAATACGGAAAACGCAAACACTTATAAAACAATGGTAACAAAAATTATTTTCGCACATTCACCAGAGGGGTGCTATGCGTGCCGTCAGCTCAAGCCGAGATTCGAGAAGCTGATGAAAGAAATTGGTTTTGACAATGTAACCTACCTTGATGTTTCCGATGAGGACAACTTCGAGCAAGCCGACAAATATAGGGTAAGGGGCATACCTACCGTCATCTTCTACGATGTCAATGAGGAAATCGGCAGAGAGGTGGGTAACTTGCCAGACAATGAATACCTTAAATACTTTAACAATTAGAACTATGACACACGAACAGATAAGCGAAGCCGATAGGGCGATAGGTTGTCTCAATGAGGCAAGAAAACATCTTGATAAATCTATGTACGGAATGGGAATAGTTGATGTCAATGACAAGGACTATATCAAAATCCGTGCGTTCTATGATGCGATTTGTAAAGCACTTGACTTGACTTAATATGACTATTGAAAAGTTAGCCGAGATGTGTCCTTACACAAGTGACACCAAAAGAACTGCGTGGATCGAGGGTGCTTTATGGGCATTTTCATATCTGCAAGCACAAAGTACAATAACAGATTTAGAAGATGTAATTATATGAAAAGAATAATTTTGGCGATAGCCGTTATCCTTATGGCATCTTGCGCCAAAGAGCCACAGGAAATCAAGGTTGTCTTTACTCTCGGTGTGGAGTCCAGTAGTCTTACCAAAGCGACATCAAGCGAGATTGCCGCCTTCATTATGGAGCAGACAAAAGACAATATCAAGTCAGTAACACTAACCAACCAGACTACCGAGCAGGAATATAAGGTCACTCCTAATGTTGAGATTACTCTCCCAGTAGGAAGTTATGTCGCTGCCGCAACCTACACTCCGCAGTCTTATGCTACAATTGCCAATGGTGGAAATCTCTCCACTACTCCGCAGCTCGCCATATTTCAAGAGTTTGAGGTGGCATATCCGACTACCGAATATCCGCTTAATGTGAGATACGATAGTTTTGCGATAGTCACCGATTACTCGGAGTGTGACAATGTGCAGTATATGGTCGGTGGATATATGCAGGACTTCACTTGGGTTGAGAGTGGAGATTTAAGACTGACCTTTGCATCTGGTAGTTTTAACAAAGCACCTCTTTGCGTGTATCTCACACCCGATGAGGCCGGATATGAAACTTGGTACTATCAGTTCTATCTTGACTCAAGCAAGTCGGGTGAGGCAAACGCAATCATAGCCGAAAACGGAAAATGGTATTTCCTTCATCCGAAGAAAAAGACTGCGCTAAAGGGATCATTCGGATTTAATTACCCAGATTGGACTGATGGAAGTGAGGAAAGTGAGTAGAGCAAGTGTAATCGAGGACATTAAGACTTTGAGCAGAAAGGACAAGGTAGAGGTCAATAGATTTTTGGATGTTGATCTGTACGGAACTTTTGATGAATACCGAGATAAAATCAACACAAGATTCAGAGCTTGTGAAAAGGTTATGAGTCAGCTCACGGGAATCAATGTCCTCGAAGATACACGAAGGCGAGATGTGGTGATAGCAAGGGATATCATAGCATACACCCTTTTGCAAGAGGGGTTTTATTCGGTGGCTGTGGGTGAAGTCTTAAAGAGGGATCATGCAACAGTACTCCATATGCGAAACAAGATTTGGAATGTGCTTGATTGCCCCGAGTGCTATCGGTGGGAATATGAATTACTAACAAGATTTAGAGAAGAACTTTATGCAGACAAATGAGAAAACACCCCTGGAGAAAGGGTGGATTGACTATTGCAGAGTCAACAACAAGTCAGTTAACGATACGAGAGAGGCTCTGCTTTGGGGTTATCAAATCGGCAGATACGGCAAATTCAATGAAACAAGCAGCGACAAGGAATTGGTTGAGGAACTCCGCAAGCGAGGTTACGATGTCAAATGCACCAAAACACAAGTTATTGAGTTATGAGTGGATTCAGACTATCAGACGAACTTAAAGAGTATCCGAACATCGCAGAGTCGGTTAACTTGAGATTGTTTGCAGTATGCCAAATGATGATGGTTGCAGATATCTTTATGGCTGACATTGAGGATATGCTAAACGAACACGGCAAGTACAGATACTCAATCAAGAAGGAACATTCGTCTATTGCCAATCATATCAAGTCGCTTATGAAGAATGTGTGGCAATCATTCGGCAAGGATGAACAGGATAACTTCACTCTTGACAACATTGACCTTTGCGATATCGTGAAGGCTTGGTCTGGACTATCAAAAGAGTATCTGCTCTGTCTGCGCCCCCGCACCGAAGGCACCAAATACACTATGACTATCAATCCCGCAGGTGACATCTTCTTGCGTGATGAAAACGGCTGGATAATCACCTTGCCTAAAGCGATAGCAGAGAAAGGTGGAGTTATTAACGAAACCTATGATAAAGCATCTGCCTCTCCAGAAGGAATTGAGGTGGATGTGGATTTGTTTATTCGAGATAAAGATTACACTAAATAACTACAACTATGAAGTACAAATTAACTGAAGAAACTAAAGAATATGCAGGTAGAACTCTGCATAGAATTGAATGTATTGAGCCGTTTGGTAACATACAGGTAGGCGAAAAAGGTGGTTGGATTGAAAGAGAAGAAAACCTATCGCAAGATGGAAATGCGTGGGTATATGGAAATGCGTGGGTATATGGAAATGCGTGGGTATATGGAAATGCGAGGGTATATGGCGATGCGGAGGTATATGGTAATGCAAAGGTGTGCGGTAATGCATGGGTATATGGAAATGCGAGGGTATATGGAAATGCGTGGGTATATGGCGATGCGTGGGTAAGTGGCGATGCGTGGGTAAGTGGCCATGCGTGGGTAAGTGGCCATGCGTGGGTAAGTGGCTATGCGTTGGTAAGTGGCCATGCTAGTATAACACAAGGCATAACTACCTCTATGTTCATACGCAGCACGGCTGAATTTCACGAATATCAGTTTGTTATGGCAGAATTGCAGGCAAAATGGGATAAAAAGTATGAGAAATAACTATGGAAGCAAAAGAACTAATGATTGGCGATTGGGTAAATGTTATCCATAATGGTAAGCCTCTAAATGTAAGAGTGACATTACTTGATGAGACAAATATCGGATACGATGTTAAAGATGAAGTAATAGTCAAGGCAAGCAGAGCATATAAACCTATCCCTCTCACCGCAGAGATATTGGAGAAGAATAGGTTTAATAAACTGACAGGATTGCATAACAAAAGAGAGAAACTTTTTGAATTAAGCCATCTAGCATATCATATCAAAGTATCTTTTGATTATGACATTGAAACAAGAGCAATAGGCGATTGCTATTATATGCGTGTGTTGACTTCTTGCTATGATTTAGATATGAATACTATTTTCGAGCATAGATGTATTGCAGTCCACGAACTTCAACACGCACTCCGTCTATGTGGATTAAATGAACTTGCAGATAACTTCAAAATAGACTGATATGGTATTGGAACAAAAAGAAATGATGAAGAAGGCAGAATTAGCCTTCGAAGATTTTTGCAGGGCTATGAAAGAAAGAATTGGTAGCACCTTTGCAGAGAAAGATAAATCAATAATCAAGAATGTGTTTGTCAACGGCTATATGAAGGCTCTTGATGACCTTATTACTATGGCGAAACAAAATCTTAACTGATATGAAACCAACCGAAAAAGACTACACCGAACAGATGCGCCAACTCAACGAGGAGTGGCAGCAAGTGGTAAACGATATGAAGGACATCACTATATGCAAGTGCTGCTCTTGGATATGCGCCAACTGCGAAGTGGAGCATTGTGAGTTTGACGGAGGCGGCAAGTGTCCTACCTTGAAGTCATTGAGAGAGTATATGGAAAGATAGTTTTGGCGAAGTGGCATTTACCAAAACTAATGCCTCGGTGAGAGCAATCTCATCGGGGCATTTTGCATTTTAAGACTTTTATTTTCGCTTAATCGTGCAATACGAATGTAAGTTCTGAATTACACCAACTTACACTTGCATCTTATTTTACTGCAAGTCGGAGTATCAGCCATATCAGACCTATGGCGAGAGCGACAAAAAAGAGTTTGCCAGCCTCCTTCAGGGTCCTATCCCACCACGACTCTTTTTCCACCTCAATCGGCACATCTTCCTTGATATAGACTATGCTATCCCTCACTACTTCCCTATCCTTGTATATTACCTTGATTTCGGGCTTATATGAGGAGTTATTCTCCAATGTATGCCGTAATACTCCGTTAGAGATTGAGGCGCAAGAATAGGCTATTTTGGTGGATAGAAAGGAAGTTGTGTCATAGGTCGCAATACTCACACTCTCGGAAGGCAGAGTAACATAAATAGTGGTGTCTTTAAGCACCTCTTTAACGACCTCTTTTGTGGTGCAAAGGGTGTCTCTTTGGACAATTATCCTCGGAGAACACCCGACCACACACACAACGAACAAAAGTGGTATTATTTGCTTAACCATCCCATTACCTTGATGAAGATGAACACTGATGCGACAAGCGAGATAATTCCGCAGACAGTTACGAAATTGCCTGTGGATATTGCCACGATAGAGCAAACTATCATCGAAAAGCAGATGACAAGAATTGCAAGTCCTTTGAGGAACGGCATCAGACCGCCCTCGTTGTTCTCCTCTGAAAAGAACCATTTGATAGCATCGAAAATCTTTTTCATAGTTAAATGTATTTAATTGTTATTCTTATGTCGGTTTCGTATTTAAGAGCCTGGCAAATTTTGTTTACCCAATATCTTGAGTTAAGAACTTTGCCTTTCTCCTTGTTTTCCCCTGCAAGCAGACAACCTTCGGAGTCCTGTACAGAGTTTCCGGAATGTATAAGTATCTGACTCCTGTTAGGTACATCACAAAGAAGCGGCAGCTTCCTCCCGAACTTTGCCGATTGTTTCATAATAACCTTGTATGAGCCAGCAGGGATGCAGCATTTCTGCCGCACATTTTCCCTGCCCTCAAAGTACCTCGGTCTTTCAAGAGTGTTGCACCAGAGCTGTCCGTTGACATAGAGTCTGCCGATGATGTACTCATCCTTGCACCAATTTCGTGTAACGGTTAGTTGTGTCATACGGTTGCTGGCTCAATATTCGGGGAAACATAAGTGCCAAATGGCGGCTTGCGTTTGTCGCATTTCTCTATCTCGCAGAAAAATCTCTCGGCTCTTTTCTTTTGAGTCTGCAAGCCTTTAACCTGCCTTTCCAAAGTAGTAATCTTGTAAGAGTCCTCTTTCTCTCGCTTGCTTGAGGTCTGCTTGAACTGATTGAACTCCACTCGCAGTTGCCTGATTTCTTCACGCAGTTGCTGATTTTCTTCTGCTATCTGCTTTGATTGCTTCTGGAAGTATTCGATATTCTCCTTGAAGTATTCTGCGATTGCCGCCTGTGCATCCATCTGGCTTTTGATTGCATCGGCTTCGGCTGATGAAGCACCAGCATTGTCTTTGCGCTTGTTGGAGCGAAGGTTCAGAAGGTACTTTATACCCTCAAAACCGCCTATGGCTCCCAAAAATCCTAACAGGCAATTAAGCCACATTGGTAATGTTGGTGCTTCCATCCCCTTTCCTCCTAATCGTCAAGTTGTGCAACGATAGCCTCTGCCAGAGTGTTGAGCAGCGGTGCTACTACGACCATCTCCTCCAAGTCCATATTACTGATTGTGAATTTGAGTTTTGCGTTCTCAATATGCGCATAGTAGTTGCCAATTATTGCCTCTGCCTTTCTTACCATACCGCCCTGAATTTCGGAAAGTTCCCCTGCGTTACGGGAGAAATAAGTTCCGCTCAAATTGTAGTTGCCTTCGATACCCTCGAAGTTCGCTGACTTGCTTTTGTTTGTGACATTAAGTTCCATAGTGTATTGTTTTTAAGTGATTAGTCTTTAGGCTCTTCCCCGATTGCAGAAAGAATTGCGTATTTCGCCCACCAGAGGAAGTTCTCTGCTGCGGTCTTGACTACGGCTTTCTCATCATCTGATAACTCAATTTCGCCCTCGGCATCGTAAATGCGTGTTGCGAGTTTGACATCTTTGAGAGATTTAGCCTGTTGGTAGATAGCCTCTCCGATTTGCTGACCGAAGTTGACTTTGATTTCTTCGCCCTTGAGTTGTGGGCGGCATTTGAGTTGTGTGAAGTTTACTTTCATTGTTGTTGTATTTAAGTGGTTAGTGATTATCCGAGTGGTGAGTAGCGAGGATAGAACCTCTGGTCAATATATGTACTTCCGTCTTTCCACAGGCGCAAGTAGAACTCCGTATTCCCCGTGAAGAATTGCCTTGAAGGTGCTGCGAAAGAGTAAGTTTCGTGAGTGCTTGTTATCGTGTGGCTTGATGCGTGAATTGTGAAGGAGTTTGTAGGGTTGACGGAGCGAACTTCAATTTTCGCCACGCCCACACTTCCGCTATTCGCCCAAAACGAGCCTTCCATTGTGCCACCGCCATCGACTATATCTCCGTCTGCCGTCACGCCTGTGCCGCTTGAATACTTGAAGGTGCTGAAAGGCAGCGGTGCAAGGTAGTAGTCCCTTGTTGCCTCTACATCACTATAAGTAATGTCAACAGGCGAAAGGAAGCAGCATACATCGTAGTCCGCATTAGTCACGATTGTTGATAGCCAATTTGCGCTGCTCGTTACCGATTGCGCCTTTGCTATTCCCGAAGTGCCGTTTTTACGCCACGCAAGGCATATCTTGTAAGATGAGAGTTGCGGATAGTCCGTAGTGCCGTTTCCGACCATATCCTCAAGCGAAATGTTCGACAGGACACCAAGTTCCATCATTGTCGGTGTCTGGAGTTGAGTCGCCACCGAAGGCACAATTCCGTAGCGGAAAGGTGCGCCCATAGTGCCGTCATACCACTTGAAGTCGAAAGAGCGGAAAGGTGCGACTCCGATAGTGCCTGTCGGTCGCAGATATGTCACCGCAATTCCGTTTGCACCAAGTGCGATTGCCCTATTCAAGCAAGCCGTTGGCGTGGCGTATTTCTCCAATTTGATACCGCAGTTACGGCTGCGAAGTGCTATGAGCCTTGCCGCATCATCAGCGAAAGAGTTGGCAGGATAGACAAACGGCTTGTACTTGCTCGCCCAATTTATATTGGCGTGAGTCACTATGTAGCCGAAGTCCGTTCCTTGAGGATAGCCGAACTCGTCCTGAATGTCCGCTATTTGCGATATTTTGCCGTCATTAAAGTTTGCCATAACTCTCTAATTTTATGCGTTTTGTTCTAACTGATTTACTCGCAGTTTCAGTTCCGCCACCTGTCTGTGAAGTGTCTGCAATTCGCTTTCGTGCTTTTGAATTTCCTTGATTTCAAATGCGTGGAATACATTGTAGTTTAGCGTATATCCACTCTCCTCGTCACCCTTGACTGCGTATGGTATGACCTCTGCTACACTCTGCGCTATGAGTCCTGCGCTATGACCTGTGCCGTGACCTTCCTTCCAATCCCACTCGCAAGG